TGATGGTTGTATTTTTGCTGGTTGTTGTTCTGATGGTTGTATTTTTGATGGTTGTTGTTCTGATGGTTGTATTTTTGCTGGTTGTTGTTCTGATGGTTGTATTTTTGATGGTTGTTGTTCTGATGGTTGTATTTCTGATTGTATTTCTGGTTGCAGTTCTGATGGTTGTTGTTTTGATTGTATTTTTGATGGTTGGTCTGATGGTTGTTGTTTTGATTGTATTTTTGATGGTTGGTCTGATGGTTGTTGTTTTGATTGTATTTTTGATGGTTGGTCTGATGGTTGTTGTCCGGATTCAGACTGTTGTTGTCCGGGTAGTTCTGATTCTGTACTATCACCAATGTTCGTTTCACCACTAAGACTGCTTAGTGTATTTTCGTTCGTAGAACCAATATATGCTTCCGACTGATTTATCGTGTTGCTATACTCGCACACGTTCAACTGCAAAAAGTCAAACAGTTGCAAAAAACATTCTTCACGGAACCGATGGTTGAACTGGTCTTCTTGTTCTTCGGCACTAACTTGGAACGAAAATGACGGAAATTCGTACCTTTTTTGTTCCTCATTCTTTTGTACCAAGTATTTCAAACAAGGTGTTGTCGATTCGTGTGTATACGTATTTATCTTTTTGGGTGTCGGATTCGGAAGACGAAATGGATTTTCAGGAGACAAAGAATAAATGGCTAAATGAATTTTCGTTTCTTTGGCCCCGTCTTCACTCAATAGGTCACCTACGTTTTTATGCAGAGGGTTTTCATATAAAAACACGTACTCATTTTTCGGCGATGTTCCATCCGATGTGCTATCCGATGATATTGAATCGTCCATTTACTATAGAATAAGTTTTATTATCAAATCATTCTATATCGTTTTGATTTTTTTGAAAGATTGTATTATAGATAAATCTAATTATTTATGGACTAGTACCACCAGCAGATGTATTCGTTAATTTTTGTGCATTCATTAATTTTTTCACTCCACTTTGCAATGTTTGTTTTGGTGATATTTTTGTATCCCTCTTCAATGTATGTTTCGCCTTTTGTTTGAATACCGGCATTTGAGGCATGTCGCCGTGTATAGCCATTTGATTCAGTATACGATCAATGCGTGGATAGTCGTCCATATTCATATACCTCGAACGCGTTACTGGATAATAAGACACGTGTTCCGTATCTGTCGGATCCATATACTTATCGTCTGGATAACCACGGTACCATCGTGTCTCGTATTCCACATCCTGTTGCGCACCTTTATCCGCCAATAATTTACCCATATAACTTCCTAACTTGTTTGCTTGGGTTTTCAATGTAGACATGCCGGGAATACTATCAAAGTCGATGAAACTCATCGTCGAATAAATACGGTCAAACCATAGAGGATTAATAATATTACTCACATTTCGCAACAATCCCAATATGAAATGGTGATATCCGCGAATCAAGTTTTTGTTGGTAGGATCTGACTCCGTCAATGCATTTTCGTATAGAATTTGATGCATTTGAGCTAAAAGAGGAAATACATAAAGTGTGATTTCCCGTTTCGACAATACTTCGTTCTTATTCACAGTACCATTTTTTTCTATCTGGTACTTGAACACGTCTGCGTTGATGCCTTTATTATTGGATATGTATTTTCGTATATTCCCAGGCACAGACAGCTGTTCAATCACATCTGGACTTCGATTGAAAAACTCCAACGTGTCTTTTAAAATACCGGTTTCCTCTTCTTCCGTAAACAGCTGGATTTCTTTACGTGGAGTAAAATAAAACGTAAGGTCTCCTAACTGAAACTTATCTGCGCCTCCGGATTGTCTTTTTTTTATACGTTTCGCTGTGTACTTTTTACGTCGTTTATTAGAGTACCGACGTGTGTTCGGTTTTCTATAGGACATTTCAATTCTAACATATCCTCTTATTTTTTCGGACGATTTTTGTTTTTATGGATTTCGTTTGTTTTATTCATTGGTCTAGTCGTTGTTTGTGTCGCACATGGGCTACGAGTCATATGGCCAGACGTTAAACTGAGGAATCGCCACCATTGAAATACTTGTTGCGGTAGGTTTCGATATACTTATCGGGAATGCGATGGTGCATAAATAGGTCGAAACGTTCTTTGAGGTCCATGACTGGTTTTATTTCGGTGTTTTTCGTTAGCATGGTAATGATGAAAAACAGCGAATAAACACCGCATTCCGTGTTTCGTTGTTGATGCGACACGGAGTTTCGATAGTACTTGTATTTTCGGCCGTAAGTAGAATGGACGAGTTGTTGCTGGATGCGTTCAATGAGTGCATGAATTTGCGCAGGAATGCGGCTGTTCGCGCTGTCGAAATAGAAAATGAATCGGTCGTCTGCATCGATGAAGAGGGACACCCAATGCGACCCGGGCTCGTCGTGTTCGTCTAAATTAAAGACAATTCCTATTTTACGTTTCCCTTGACGCACCAATTTAGGTACGTCGATTTTGCACAATTCTTCCTCCACACATTTGCCGCGAACTTGTGTGTCGAAATCGATGGGGGTAGGTCCAATGAACTTGAATTCAGGGTAGGCTTGTTCGTATTGCTCCAAAACGCCTAAAATATCGTAGTTGGACAACCATTCGTTCGGATTTTTGTTCCATTCAGGAGGCTTATTCGGCGCGAAAACAAACCGGTCCAGTTGTTTTCTCATATTCTTGTCTTTGATTTCTTTCAGCCAACAGTCCTCTTTTTTGCAACTGGTGAGTCGCGTCTTCAACTGTGTCCATATTTCGGAAGGACTGGTTTCCACAATTCGGTGGTTCGGATGTCCTTGGTTATACGCGTCGCGGATTTTCATCAAGACTTTGTCCGTGTAACAGGACCCCTCTACACGTTTTCCGAATTGCGTCTCCCCGGGACGCATTACCACTGGACTACACACCATGGTTGTTAGTGTACGGTCTGTATGTAATTGATGTTGTTCCATTGCGGCTAGTACTGGGTTTCGACGTTTTCGACGCTGGGATAAGGTTCGGCCATTTGGATTCATAGCCGTACGGTTTAGACGTTTGGTTCTTTTGTTTAGATGCTTTCGTTTGTTACCAAGTAAAAAATCCATAGTGTCTCTTCTAATATATTCTTTAGAGAATCCGAAAACTATGAATATTTCGTCACTTTTTTTCCCCAAAACGATTTAGCTATGTTGGACATAGGAACATTACTCTGAGCAGGGCCAGGAACAAGTACGGGTTCCGAGCATTCAAACATCATATCTGCATCCTGGTTTAGAGGTTGTTTGTAGTTGGTCCATTCCACAAAGTCGAGGATCTTGTCGACGCAGGATTTGAACTGACGCTGAATTTCGGTGTTTCCCGTGGTCGAAAAAGTGGTTAAATCCTCGTATTCATCCAACAAATTTAGCAACATGGTCGTTACACGTTCCTTGTTTCGTTGTAGACGCGCCGATATTTCGTTCCGTTTTGCCGTTTCATTCGGGTCCGTTTTAGCTAAATATTTTTTGTACTGCGACGTGTTCGACAACAGTTCGAGGGATAATTTGTCCATTTCTTTCCGTTTTTGGATCTTTACTTCCTCTAGGATATCCGAGTCTACGCCGGGGTTCGAGTTCGAGGACATTGGTAATAATATACCTATCTGAATTCATGGATGGAATATTTATCGCGGAACCTCCAACTTCATGTTTTTTTCCATAGATAAAAATAAAAATCACGTCGACAATATATCGCCATCCATTATAACATACAAAAGAATATGCCGTCTACGAATCCGAGTTTAGGAGGCCCCGCTTTAGGTGGAGGACCTTATAACGGTGTTATGGTAAAACAAACTCAATCCAATCAACGCTCTGGTGAAAGTTCTTCGGATCGCCGCGTCCTCCGCGATTCCTGGAACAGTATGAATTTATGGACAAAACAAAATGGATATAATCGATTGGTGACCCCTTTCCGTGCCGCGAACAACAGTGGTGACTACTTGGGACGCGTCAACTATTCTTGTGGAGGCCCGAACCCTCAGAGCGCCGACAAACCCGGTTACGGCCGTTTGATCGGCAGTGTACCGAGTCAATGCGACGCCACAGGAATTACGGCGAGCACGTGCAACCCCCGTTTCGTGGCCGACTCCTCCGACTATGTCCGGTTCAAGAAACTCCGCGCGGTGAATAGTACGTACAACGACAAGGGATATGGAGGATACAACAATGGTTCTTATGTTCCTCTCATGCATGTGAGACACGGTCTTCACTATTAATGTCTAGTCGTATTGTGTGTTGCCCATGGGCTACCTACGGAAAACAATGCGAGTCAGCCCGAAAAGAGCTGGTCATATGGACTAAAACCCGTATGATCAGACGTTCGAAATAATATATAGAATCACTATAGTAACGTATATATTACTTGCAAACATGTCTATGCAACTGTATTTGTATCCTATAAGACAAGTCATGAACAATGCAGTGCAAACTGGAACACACGTCAATGTGGCGAAAGAATTGACCACGGCAGACGACGGTGCATTCGCTGGTGACCGAGCCAAATATTTGGCTACATCGAATGCACGTCAGTCGAATGCAGACGCTTCGAAAAAATGGGTAAATAGTTGCACCAATCGCGATGCGTCGAGCACGGCCGAACGCCGCCGGGTTCGAGCGTTAGGGTCAAGCTTGAATACGAAAGGAGGAGCTTACTGTAACATGTCGAAGTTGGAACAACATACGCGTTCAGACGCCATTCGACGCGCACGCGCAGGAGGCGCCAATGTTCCCCATAAAGTCCGACATCGCCCAGGTACTTCCGGTGCACCTGCACCTCATTTCGGCGCGCCGCATTTGATACGCACGAACAATCGACTTCCGTGGTTGGAACATCCTGGACAAACCATAGTGTAAGGGGAGCGCGACCATTCTGATTACGAATACAACATTTTGTTCCTATAGATTATATTCCAACATGCAAAAATATTTGGTTGAATTTGTAGGAGCTATCCTCTTCGTCTACGTCATTTTGGCCACCGGCAATCCTTTAGCGATTGGTGCTACCCTTGCTATCGTGATTTTGATGGCCGCGCCCATCAGTGGAGGCCATATCAACCCTGCCGTTTCGATTGTGATGGCGTCTGCCGGTCAACTACCCACGGTTGATTTGTTGCCCTACTGCTTGTCTCAGATTCTAGGTGGTCTCGTCGCACTTGAGATCTACAAGCGTTTCAAGTTGTAAACGTGTGTTTAGCGTTTGGTCATATGGGTTTTTGCCCATATGGCCAGCTCTTTTCGGGCTGACTCGTAGTGTTTTACGTAGGTAGCCCATGGGCAACAAAAAATACGACTAGACATTAGTAATATGTATTTTATAATTCATATGACTAAATTTGGTATTGTTTTATGGAAACCATTTAGGTGAAACAATCAAAAAAATGAGCTGTAATCCGGTAAGTTGCCGTTCAAACGAGGCGAGTGTCTCACTCCATTAGTTACTGAAATATGGGTAGATGCAGAGGCACGCAACTGGGCACGTGTGCGAATACCTTCCATCTGTGTGAGTACACTCGTGGGGATTTCGTTGTTTCTATTCAAAACAGTAGTTTGGTTATTGTTATTTTGATTCGTTTTGGAACGGGTCTGCATTGTATCAAGTCGTGTTGATAAGATAGGGATGTTGTTTTTATAGAATATTATTTTGTGTATTGTTTAAATCGGTTTTTATAAAATCCATTTATTCAAACGGGTTCATTCCATTTGTTCGATTCTGCAAAAATCGCATCGTAATATTCTTGTTCGCTCGTTTGCGAAAATTGTCGCATCTTCTGTTCATAATAAATACCTAGAGGGAATGCAGACACAATCGGTGAATGATACGACACATATTCCGAATAAGTTTCCGAAATGTAGTTCGCCAACCATCCGACCAATTCGTCCCTCGAAGTTTCGTATTTTGCGAACGTGTCTTGCAACGTCGAATTAAAATAGGGAAATCGCACAGAGAATCCGAACTCGCGACAATAAATATGATGCACTCTTCTCACCAACTCGTCCGTTTTCGTCGGTTTTAAGTAGGAGGACGTCGCGTTGAATAAATGTTCGTACTGGAACATGTCCTGGTATATTTCCTCGTCCTCGGCACTTACAAACGCATTTGCACCACCTTCCCCTAAAAACACCGTCACGTCCTCGTCGAAAAACTGGTCGTTCATGGCGGAAGCTCCCACATAGTGAACGCAACCATTACGTACCGCGTATTTGTCTGTGGTCTGCAACAACGAAATCACATTTCCCGACACTCTACAAAAATCCATTTCGTCTACTAAAATATTGGTATGAACTGTGCGTAACCTCTCCGACAACATCATTGCACTATAGTATCCTCGCGAACCTTGTTTGGTTCCTATAAATACAGTCTTCAAATTCGGAATGTAATACGACAAGAAAATCGTCATTACACAACTAAAGAGCCCTCCCGACAATAGGCATATCACGTTCTTGTTTTCAGGGATCATCGATTTTAATTCTTTATGAAACGTGTTTATCAGTTGCTGAAACGGGCTCAGTAGGAATGGTATCGAATACGCTTTTTCTATTGAAAAATACCGGTATTTATTCGCCATTTTCCATGTTGTGTTGTTTGGTTCTGTTTTGACGATTTGATGCAGTTCCCAGGTGCCTGGTTCCATAGGTTTCGAGTCTGAAAACTGAGCATTGGAGAATAAGACGTCACCATTCACATATATCGGATACGCACCGACTCGGTCGCTCGCCACATAGAACAACGGATTTTCTGGGTCGCGTAAATCGAGCAATAGGACTGAATATTCTCCTTTTATAGACAGTAACATGTGCGCGAACCCGTGCTTCATGTAGATGGATGCAATCAACGCGCGACTCAGCCCCCAGGCAGATGAATGAACCGATGTGTTAATCCCGTGGGTTTCGCACATGGTCTTATAATTCGGAATAAATCCGTCGAATACAATGTACAAATGGTTGTATTGTTGATGAGTGGCGCCGATATTTAGTTGTAAGTGTTCTTCATGGAGAGGTGTAATAACTCGACTTGAAAAAATGACGCCTATTTCGCATTTTTGAGTGATGAAACGTTTCGTAACACGCAAACATCCGGATTTGGCGCGGACTTTAGACGAAATCATTGATTCTGTAAACAGCTTGCAATAAATGGTCGTCATTTTACTATATTATAAAATATTCAGTTTACATTTAGATGGTATTTAACGTCTGGTCATATGGGCAAAAACCCATATGACCAACGTATATGACTAGTTGCATTTTCCGTTGCCTATGGGCAACAAAAAATACGACTAGACATTAACGTCTGGACATTAACCCTCTCAGGACCTAGTTCAAATTTTATATGGAGAAATAGGACAAATTCGTCCTATTCCCACATGTTTGGTCCTGAGAGAGTTGAATACACCGTAAATTCTTTATTTGCCTATTCTATAAATATGTCTACGAATTATTTTGGAACAGGGAGTGTAGACTCGAGTGTATTGGGGAATACTACCATGCAAAACACGTTACCCAGTAGTATTTCGGATCAAGCCAAAGCTACATCTGCACACGAACATGAAGAGAAACACTTTGATGATTACATGTTCCAGTTTTTTATCGGGTCTATTTCTGTAGTTGGCCTCTTCGTGCTGTTTCGCATCATTCAAAAAAGCAAATAAAATATCGGTATATCTTATAGTTATGAGTTGTCCATTCAAAGTCGGAGGATACATTCCAGAAAAAGATGTGTTACGAACAAGTCGTTCCACCAAATCAAAGTCTCAAAAATTTCGACCGCGTTCACGGTCTAAGCCCAAAACAATCAAAGGAATCACTCGTGTAGTAACGAAACTTGGAGGTAGACGGAGACCTACTCGCCGTTTTTCGCGTGATGAAAAGAATGCTAAAAGTCCGCATTGAATTCAAATACCGATTTATCCACTGTCTTGTTCGCCAGTGAATATTCCGAGTTTGTACGTTCGAAGAAATTCACCTTGCTCTCGATACTTATCAACTCCATAAAATCGAGAGGATTCGTCGCGCCGTAGATCTTGTCGTACCCGAGCTGCAAACACAAGCGGTCCGCCACAAACTCAATGTACTGCGTCATCAACTTGTTGTTCATGCCGATTAAGCGACAAGGAATCGCCTCCGTGATGAATTCCTTCTCGATTTCGACCGCCTCTTGGACGATTTCGTGGACGCGTTTCTTGCTCAACTTTTTTTCGAGCTTCGAATACAACAAGATGGCGAACTCCGTATGGAGAGCTTCGTCGCGCGAAATGAATTCATTCGATAGCGTGAGACCCGGCATGAGGCCGCGTTTTTTGATCCAATAAATGGCGGCAAACGAACTGCTGAAAAAGAGTCCCTCCACCAACGCAAACGCCACGAGACGAGCGGCAAACGACGACCGGTTATCGGCGATCCATTTGCGCGCCCAGTTCGCCTTCTTCGTGATAAAGGGAAAATGCTGGATCGCATTGAACAGTTTCGCCTTCTCATCGCTGTCCTTGATATAGGAATCAATGAGGATACTGTACATTTCACTATGGATCGACTCTACCGCGAGTTGAAAAGAATAAAATGCTCGCGCCTCCGATGCTTGCACGTCACCCATAAACCGCGTTCCCAAATTCTCCATCACAATGCTGTCTGCGTTGGCGAAGAAGGCGAGGACCATGGAAATAAAATACCGGTCATCCTCGCTCAACTTTTCGTTCCAGTCGACCAAATCCTTACTGGTATCAATCTCGCCAGTTACCCAGAAACAATCGATTTGTTTCTTGTACATAAGCCATAGGTCTTGATGTTTGATCGGGAAAAGCACAAAGCGGCTATCGTCAGGTTTCAGCAGTGGTTCGATGAAGGTGGATGCAGACATGTTTCGGATGACGGTTGTGACTAAATAATATACCCTGTATATTTTTATTTCGTTTTCCTAGGAAACATGATAGTTTATAATACTAGAGTTTCCCTTTTTTCTCCAGATATATGTTTGTATGATTATTCTATTGTCTTTTTCGTATACGACCAAAAAAGACAACATGTGGAAACAATTTAGCGTCTAGTCATATGGAGAAAAATCCATATGACCAGCAGCCCCTTTCGTGATGACTCGTAGTACTTTCGGTTTCCCATGGACAACAAAAAATACGACTAGTCATTAGAGGAGTCTAATTTTAAAAATGGACGAAACTGTCGGCACTGTTTCAAAACGCGGCGGAAAAAAGAATGGACGCGGAGGCGGACGCGGTCGCCAAAACGAGAAAGAACTTATGCGCGAATTCAACGAAGAGTTCGACCGGAAAAAACCGTTTTATGAACAGATGGACCATTTGTCTGCGAAAGAACGCGCCAAGTTCGACCAAACATTCACAACGCCAAAAAACATACATCAAGAATCCTATTTGCGTGCGCTCAAGAACAAACATAAGAAAATCGTGGTATGTACAGGCCCAGCCGGAACAGGGAAAACATTGTTTGCTACGGAACAGGGGGTCCTCCTGTTTTTAACAGGCAAAGTGGAGAAACTTATTTTCACGCGCCCCTCCGTTTCCGTGGACGAAGATTTGGGCTACCTACCGGGAACTTTAGAGGAAAAAATGGCGCCTTGGGTACGCCCCATCTACGACATTCTCTATCAGTTCGTCTCTGCAAAAGAAGTTACCGCTTTAGTTGAAGAAAAACTGATAGAAATCGCGCCTCTCGGCTACATGCGCGGTCGTACCTTCAAGAATGCATGGATCGTCGCCGATGAAATGCAAAACTCGACAATTGCGCAAATGAAAATGTTGCTTACACGTCTAGGTGAAAATACGCGAATCATTATCACCGGAGACCTGGACCAACGCGACCTGGTAAAACCAGAGGAAACAAATGGCCTCGATGACTTTTTAGACAAGATGCGTGGTAGAAAAAGCGATAGTATCAGCAGTTTCGAATTTAACAACGCGGATATTCAGCGTGAAGAGGTGGTTCGCGAGGTACTTGAGATCTATTCGGCACCCGATATTCCTCCCATGTATAATACTACAGGCAATGTCGACGCACAAAATAAATAATTCTATAGGTATTGTAATATAACCATTTGTCTAACAAAACATGAAGTTCATGAAATTGTTTCAAAGCCAACTTGGGCGTCCTAACTCGATTTTGTACAACCGCTGGCTCCTCTATTTTGTAATGTTTGTCGCTATCGGGAACTTATTCATGGGACTCATGGGAGGTCACTATCTTTTCGTGGCGTATTTCGCATTAATCGGATTCGTCTTGACGTTTTTTAGCAAAAACATGATCGTCATTTTGGTATTGGCTGTGGCCCTTTCCAATATATTGAGGGTCGTGTTTGTTGGAACCGCACTTGAGGGTATGGAGGAGAAAAAAATTGAAGGGTTTAAAGAGGCAAACGATTCCAAGACCGATTCCAAGACCGATGAAAAGAAAACCTCTGAAAAGAAAGCTGAATTGGTGGACTCTCTGAAAGGTGACGCCAAAGATTTGATGAGTGCCCAGAAAACCATTATCCAGGGCTTCCAGGAAATCGAGCCCTACATGGAAAAAGCGGAAACCCTAATTCAGTCCATCGACGAAACCACGAAAAAGTTGAAAGAGGTGAATGCTACGACTGTTTCCGGCTAATGTCCAGACAGACGTTAACCCAAGTAAAATAAAACAGAAACCAATCCAACCTATTTTTTACGAATGATTTCACAAAAAATAGATTGTATTGAATGGAGGGGGCTTTTACCCGTTGTCCAGAGTGTAATCAAAATCGTCTTATAGTGTAGCCGAATAGTACTATGATTCCATCTTATCAACGCAGTACAAGACCCACAGAAGAAAATCCATTTTTTGGGGCTTTAGCTAAATCGACCAATTTATTGAAAAATACAGCCGCTTCCGTATACAATCCATCACGCGCGGGAGACAAAAAATACGATAAAAAAAAATTAAAAAAGGTAGGAAAAACACAAGAGGAAGAAGACGCTGAACAAGACGAGTCGGAACGAGCCAGAGAACAGCGTTCGAAAGACCAAGATGAACGCGATGCGAAATCGCGCGATGCCGCCAAATCAGCTCAAGACCTGAAAGAAGACAGTGATGGAGGAAGCATTTTTACCATGTTGTTCAAGATTCTCCCCATAGGACTTAATATTGCACGACGTGCCCCGAATGTAGGACGAGGTCTCAAAAATATTGCACAAGGATTCGCGGAGGAAGTGGTGGGTCTCGCAATTGTTTCCATACGCCTTTTCATGCATCATTTCGAACATTTCACCTATTTGTTTGGCTACATATTCACTTGGATTATTTGTTCTATTTTCAAAGTGTTTACTCTACATAAATGTATTCCGTTTTATGTACTCGACATCATTTTGCTTTTACTGTATTTGTTATTTTTCTCTATTTGTTTCTTACTTGATGTAATGTTATTTATACCTTATTTCGTCGGGTTTGGATTAGTGGATGTATTTTCAATGATACTCCAATCGATTGACGAATTTGACCGACTAGTTTATAAAATGGTGGGGGTTCATCCATTTGCTTATCCCGAGTGGATTATTAAAATGTGTTACCGGTGCGACTTAATGGGCGATACTCACGGTATAGAACGCGCGACTAAAAATTTGCGCGTAGACTATACCCAAGTTTTACCCAAATCTGTTCTGAAGCCTCTCGGTAGAATGGCCGGAGGCATTGGAGACGTTTTCAGTATTTTCAATATTTAATGTCTAGACGCTAAACAACCATGTGTATAAAATGAAACATTGTTTATTCCGACACATAATATAGCAGAAGTCAATAAAAATGATTACCGACTATGTCCGTGGAAAACACGCCGACAATAATGGCGATATGGATTCGGCCCTAAACAAGTTGAAAGCGATGGGAGGCAATATGAAAAAATTGTCGTCAAGTTACTCCTCCAAAACCGGGTTAGACAACGGGTTTTTAAATGATCTAACGAAAGGTACCGTCGATTTAACGAACCAATCGTTTTCAGGAGGGATTGATATAGGGAATGCCGCAAAGTTCATGTCTGGCGCAGTCGGAGGAGTGTCCGCCGGCGAACGCGCAAACGAGAAACCAGACAACTTTTTCAAAGAATTAATTGAGTTGATTCTCGGAATCATTTCGATTCCGGATCGATTTAAAAATTTGCTCCAAGCTAGTTTGAACTCGGTTGAAATGTTGGCTTTAGGCATCTCTGGATTCTTCCAGTCCACTGCACTCGGAATAAGCGATATTGCCCTCATGTTATTTGCATTTTTGCAATTGATTGCAAAATATGGACTTTGCGTAATTGGGTTTATCGTCACACTTCCCTTTTGCGCTGTTCAACATATCATAACTTTATTCTGTTATATCATTTATTACTGGTTGATTTATATGCCGGTTTCTATGATTGATAAATTGACTGGACAGAATTCCATAAAAATGGTAGATAAAGCCCTCTCCGTAATTTCTTGGTCTGCAGGGATCAACTTCCTGTGCTATTCTTGTTTAGGAACAAATACCAAACTATCTGACTTTATGGACGACGTAAACATGATTAGCGAAATCGGCGACAAGATGCAGTCCGATTTCAATGTGAAGATTCCGCGATACATGCGCCCAGCAATTCCTGCTTCAAAAGCGGTTAGTCGACATTTAAATGCCGCATTTGAATAATGTGATTATATAAAACATATAAACAAATGAATGTTTGTTTCTATATTTCCTTCTACTAAAAATGACTGAACAACCAGACCGCCTACATTCCACTTTGCTAGGCTACGATATTTCAACCAGTTCTCCCTCTCTAGAGAAAACATTCGCCCTCTTTAGTGTCGCTGCGAAACAACTCAAAGACGCATCCGAATCGGATTTAGCTGTTTTATACGGAAATTTCAAGCAGGCCAAGTTAGGAAACAATACATCGACCGAACCATGGTTCTACGAATTTGTGGCTCTTGCAAAATGGCGCGCATGGACCGAATGCAAAGACAAGACACGCGAGGAGGCTATGTATGACTACTGTATCAAAGTTGAAAAATTACTTGTCGAACAGTTCGGTGCAGAACAATCCGTCCATATTTTGCAAAATATAGCCACATAGAATAAATGGCTCGACTGAAAAAATGCGTTCCTGTACCGGGTACAGGCAACATGTTCTGTCTAGAAAACATGACCTGGTTTATCCTGGTTTTATTGATGGTGAGTGTCGGTTATTTGTATTATACATTGATCTACAAACCAAACCAATCTGCATCTAGACCAAGCGCTGATACGAATTGGAAATTGTCTTCTTATCCAACATCCGTGAATATATCGGTAGATAGACCCGCTGTTCTAGGTCCCTCGTTGTCGGACCCCTATATTCCTCCTTTGAAATCCGTGGACATAAGAGGACAACCTTCCATTCCAGTTGTTGTGGGACAACCTCGGTACGGTACTGGAGCCGGCTTTGGTCTACCCGTGAACATTTCCACCAGTTCGGCGGACATGCCGTACCAGCAAATCGGGATTTTAACGAAGACGGTGCAGTCCAGCCGTCTCGAAGGTGGTGAACCCACGATTTTACCTCTCATGGGTCGCAGCTTAATGAACGGCCGCGACAAGTGGCAGTATTATACGGTGTCGAATACCAACAATTCCGTCCGGCTCCCCGTCAGCGTCAAAGGCCGCAGTTGCACGAATGAATATGGTTGCGACAGCATTTACAATGGCGACACGATTTACGTCGAAGGATACGACGATACGTTCAAAGCCACCATTTACGAGAATTCGACGTTGAGATATATTCCGGTCTAGGAAGTTATATTCTTCTATAGGAATATGTACGGGTATTGTAAAAACCTTAAACTACCAGATGTCAAAACAGAACGTATATTATAATTACGAACAACTTACTATTCCGGGTTTATCCAAAGATTCATTAAAAACGGTCATTGAATCCAAATATCCAGCCGTCATTACGAATATAAAATACAATGATGAGGCTTATTTTATGCAAAAAATGTATTTCTATAAACCGTCTCCGTCGAATCCGGCGATATGGTTAGTTCTTCAACACAATTCCGACCCGAATATGAATAGCGGTAAAACGTTGTATTTAGCAGCGCAGATTGAGCCAAATGGTTCGAATGATACAGACATAGATATCCTATTGAAAGCAAGTAGTAATACGAACATAGATTTAACGCTGAACAATGATTTAACGGATGGAGGAAACGCCAAAGTAAGTGTATCGAACAGTAAAATTACAGTCGCGCTACAAAATACAGTCAAGGTTAAAACTGGCGACCTCACTGGAATTTCGTTTTATACATACACAATCGAGGATTTGGTTTTAGATACCAGTAATCCAAACGCACTAATGCGCAAGTCTATATTGGACTGGGCAATGAGTTGCGAAATGGTGGGAGAAGGCCCAGAGGATAAAACCCAAGCGACGACACTTCCCACTTCTGGGTTGATGGACAATATCAATATGATCATGGCGATGGTTCTGATTGTGGGTGGCCTCAACCTTACTGCTCCCGAAATATACAAATATTGTATTACTCCGATTTTACAATCAAATAACGATGGTAAACCGATTACCAGTCTTCATTTGCTATGGGCCGTATCTTTTGGCCTTTTAATCATTGAACTCATTATATTCGGTGCGTCAGGTAAAGGAGCATCGTTCTATTACCTGGCGTTGATGCTGATGTTGATGTGGTTTTCTATCGATAAATCTCTTACGGATAACTTAGTTAGCAATGGAGCTAATATGTTTAACGTTGATACGATTACGGTTGGTAAAACTGTATTAGTAAATGATATGAAGTCGTACTTTAGTGTGTTTGAACCAGTTGGATTTAATTTGCAATTTGGTATTAAAATGTACAGCGTTATGTCGATGTTGGGACTTTGGGGATCCAATTTCAATATTATAGCCGACCAAAATATGAATGAAAGCAAAGCATTCCAGAAATTCTTGACTACATTCCCGAACTATTTCTTATACGCTCTAACCATTACTTTATGGTGTTACCAAAAAGCAGAGATGGACGCGATTAATATTCTCAAATGGGTTGTATTAGCGGTAAGTTTCGGTTGGTTTGTAGGCTCCATGGTCGCTTTATTCAAATAAAATATGTTATTCTATATCCAAGTATTCCATGAATCTTCCCCATGTAAAATAACATAGTCCAAACAACACGCTCTTAACGAAAATACCCGTAGTATTGATATGGCCGTCGTCCGCGAACAATTTCATGAATCCTAAATATTTGCCCATCGCTGAATGAATCGCGGGTGACTGGAAAATGAAAAAGAGGATGCCCACAATCATCGGTTGTTGCAATTCTGCAATCACGTCGTCGACCGTCCAGTTTCCGCTAAACAGTTTTCCCTTTTTGACCTTTTTCTGCCGACGAATACGGTCCTCCTGGTTTTCCACATATCCTTGACCTGCGTATTTCATTGAGGCAGACGCAGACGGAACGTAGTTCGGTTTGATGGCGTCGTCGTGCATGAACCCCGATATGTCCATAGGAATATCTCGTTGCGGGAGAGGAAATTGGGGCATTCCGTGTAAATGGGCGTGCGGTCCGGCTAGATTCGGGTCTAACCCCCCATCCAAATATGGATTTCCTCCTTGCGATCCGTTCGCGTTGATTTTCGTTTGTTGAGGGTGCGGCATTTGTGCCGGAGGACCTTGTCCGTACGGATTTGGATGATTGTTCATCGGCGTGTAGCCCGAAGTTACGGGAGGCGAGGAATCGAGACTAGGAGAGTAAGTCGGATTTCCGCCAGTAGAAACAGGCCCCGAATTCGTCATCGTGATATTATCGGGTAAATCGGAAATTCTTGTCGCTCCTTCCATTGTTTGTTTTCTATAGGAAAAATATAGAATACAAAATCATATTTCGAATCAATTCATCTACGCACGAAGCGACCTTAGGCGCGACTTTGAAAGCGACCTTAGGCGCGACTTTGAAAGCGACCTTAGGCGCGACTTTGAAAGCGACCTTAGGCGCGACTTTGAAAGCGACCTTAGGCGCGACTTTGAAAGCGATTTGCTCGGCTTATCGTGACTTGAAATCCCAACGGTGTTACTGGAATCCAGATAAAAACATTTCTTTTTTGTTCGCATTGTCTAAGTCTTGTTGGTTCGTGGCCACATCCACGGTTTTGCGATTGGGGTCCGCTCCGCATTTTCCTGAGGATTGTGTGTCGTAGCGATAACATTTATCACCGTGTTTGTATATGCGACCGTCAATGTCGCTCAAAATCGGACCTTTGAAACGGATACATTTTTTATCTTCGCAAACTTCTCGGAAAAAAGTGGCTAAACCGATTCCGAGTAAAATCGATACAAAGGCTTTTCCAATTTCGGAATTCAAGAGGTTTCGAATACGCATGTCTGAATTTTATACGATATGGGAAAATATAGTGATATTACTAAATGGTGCGATAATAATGGATGAACCAATATTTTATTTATTTGGACCGACTTTTGCTTGACTTTTTCCGTTTGTTTGGAGGAGACGGCTTCTTCGATTTTTTGACGGCTTTTTGTGATTTTTTGTGTGACTTCTTTTTCTTTGCATCCGAACCCGGTGCGGGAGGTTCTATCGCCGGACTTTCAAAATTTAAATCTAGAGGCGAAAAAGAGTCTCTGAATTTTGTCTCGTCGAATACACCAAAATCCATATCCGCGAATTCGCGCTTCGAACCGCGACAAAAGAAACAATAAATGGTGGTTGGAAGACGACCATTATGCCTCTGTATCTTATTGCAAATATCCCGTAACGTGATTGTGTTCGGTAAGTTCGGTAAAAACGCATACTGGTTTTTTTGGACAGCTGCGACGCCTTCATATGATGCATTTGAACGAAATTCCACCTCGTAGTTTGGTATTGTATTGCCTGTGTGATACGTGTTGTCGGTTTCGTGTCGAATCGTATTCACTGCGGTATCTAGAGACTCTTTGTCTCCTGGAACATAACAAGTTTCGCCGGATTTCGCATAAAACACGAGTGTAATATTAAAAGGAACTTGAAATGTTTGGTCTGTGTTACCTGAATGCCCAGATACAATATATTCCATTATATAATTTACTTATGTTTTATAGTACATCATATGATTCGGGTTTTATTATATGATGTAGAGGAGTTATCCTTGTCCTTGTGGATCGGATATCTTTGTTATCCTTGTCCTTGTGGATCGGATATCTTTGTTATCCTTGTCCTTGTGGATCGGATAACCACGTTATCCTTGTCCTTGTGGATCGGATATCTTTGTTATCCTTGTGCTGGGAATTTGGCGATTTGTTTCTCGTCCTTCGGACATTCCACCTCCGTTTGCTTAAAATAGAAACAAGCCCCTGTCGGATCGCGATATTCCAATTCGCCTACATTGTCTGGACGCGGATATACGAAAATTGTGCGTTTGTCGTCCGAGTACAAATACACAAACAACATTCCTATTGAAAAACTGGCGATGAATATAGGTAAATTGATATATTTGAGCATTTGTAAGACTTTCTACAATACATACAGAATTTGATTTTTTCCCGTTAAATTATTTTTTTCCTTTCTTTGCTTTTCCTTTTCCTTTTGGTTTGGGATTCGAATCCGGTGGTTTTTTGGAAGGTTCCGATTCAAACAACTTCTCTAACTCGGTATCATTCAACGCGGACGAGTGGCCTTGTTCGGCACTATCCTCCATGTGAAACACTTTTCTAGTGGGGTCATCCGTCGAAACCAGTTTTTTCGCCTCGAGTTTGGACTGCATACGTTCTTTGGCGGCAAACTGGCGTTCCATTTTTTGGAATGCGGCGGTGTTGAACTTGGCGCCTTTACCTAAACCGGATTGTCCCATCGTTTTCGCCATGTTCTTCATGATTTCGGCGAACTGGCCTTTTCCTCCCATGCCCTTCATTTTCCCCATGAGTTCACTCGCTTCCTTCATGATTTCCTCCTCCGATATTTCGCCCGATTTCATCTTGTTCTGGATTTTGGCGCCGATGGTTTTCATGAGTTCCATCATCTTTTTCGGGTTATGCATCATTTTCTTTAGGAGATCCTGGGTCGTGTGAATATCCGATTTTTTGGATTTTGGGCCGGCCGCTTGTTCAGGTCCCAATTCGTCTTCGAACAAGTTCTCCATGTCCTGGGCGATTTCCTCGGCTAATTCTTTTGCTAAACTGCCGATCTTACCATCGAACAATCCTTTCAAATGTTCGTGAATTTCTTCAGCACCAGGTATGTTGGGTATCGGCCCTCCCACATTGGGTCCGTTTTCACCTGAAAACTCCGGTTGACTCGAAAACTCTTGAAAATGCTTCGATGCATCTCCGAACATTTTCTCTATATGCTCCGTCGCCTCCGCGAATTTCGCATTCAACTCTGCTTCACTTTCTCCATTGAACCCCGGTAACGGGTTTGATTCAAATGGGTTTGAACCGGAACCATCCAGACTTTTGAAAAATTCGCCAATCCCCTCTAGTGTCTCTTTCAGTTTTTCTTGTAAAACCGTTTCGTCAACGCCGTCAAACATGTTGGCCGTATCGCCAAATCGCCCCTTGTCCTTGACCGATTTCAAAATCGTCATCAAAATAAGCTGTAAGTATTTCCAGATCGCCTCGCGTGTCTTGTCGCTCACCCCTTCACAATGAAACAACATACGGAAATCCATGTCCGGTAAAAAACGGGTCTCCGTTTCACTGTCCTCCTTGAAAATGTCGTCGTTCTGATACAAAATATCGAAGAAGCGCTCGGGGTACACTTGCGAAATATAGACAAACAATTCGCGCGTGTTACTGGGGCTGGTCCATTTCGACCATAAATGGGCATACTCAGGGAAAGTCGCGGTCAAATCGGCTAAAAAGTCGCGAATGGTCGGCGCAAAATTTTCGGGTATTTCTACGGGGGAAGAGTCATTCGAGGATTTGGACATTCGTTTTCGTATCTTTACAACTGGTGAAATATAGATAGAATAATAGACTCTCGGTTTAAACCCATTTTTTTCCTGAAAGTATTATTTGGTGACCGATACATTCGTCTTTTTTTGCAAAAGAATATAAATATATCAAACGTAAAGTTCCTATAGTATTAATTAAAAAACAAACAGCATGTCTTCTGTGAGTGTATTGATTATCGAGAAAAACGGGGAAATAAGGCCTCTCAAAATAAAAGAATATGTGGAGTCGGAACTTTACAAAAAAGCCGGATTCAAGTCGGCGGAGGGATTCCAGTTACAAACATCTTGGTCCGTTCAAATAGAGGGCGAAGAACATAAAGTCGCCTTGTTTGCTAAATCGGTTGGGAAAGCGGGGTCGGAAAATAAATACGATTTCCCTCCACCTGTAGACTCGTCGTTGTTTTTCGGTGCGTGTGTACTAGTCGGAATGAAGGCGGGACAACCTGCAGATTTGACGGTGGAACAATGGTTGGCCTTCTACGAATTTTTGTTCGGCGGGTTCGAAGACTTGGGTTCAGAGGATGAAGAGGATGAAGAATTGGATACGGATGAAGAAATTCAAGCGATTGAGCAACAAATCGAAGCCACTACCGGTAAAAAGATTGCACTTCAAGTTACCAAACAAGGCTACTTAAAAGACGATTTTATCGTCGATGACGACAGCGATGAGAGCGAAGAGTATGTTCCTAAAAAGCCGGCCAATAAAAAGCCACAAACAAATAAAAAGACGAATGCAAAGGTCGAACCAAAGGTCGAACCAAAGGTCGAACCAAAGGTTGAACTAAAGGTCGAACCAAAGGTCGAACCAAAGGTCGAAAACGAGTATTTAGATTGTACCTCTGAACTCACTTATGAAGAGTATCGCACCTAGAAAAAAAATCGAAAATGAAAATGAAAACGAAAATTGAACGCTAAAAAAGATAAAGATATAGAACTATTATTTTATATCTCTATCGCTAAACCAAAAATGCAAACCATCCATAATCCTACTGATTTTCGCGAGAAAGTTGCGATACAGTTGAAACCTCTACTGAATCAAGATCCTTTGTTGAGTAAGAATATTGAAGTGGGTATCTTCAATTACGCCATCAAAGAATCGACGCATAAGAAGATCGTCAAGAAATGGGAAAATCAGGCATTCATGCGTATTTATCTAGACAGATTAAAAACCGTATTTACAAACTTGTCGACGAACACAGAACTTGTTCAACAGTTGGTGAGCGGGGAAATCCCGCCCGCTACATTTGCTTTTATGACGCACCAGGAGTTTGACCGCGACCACTGGCGTGATTTGATTCAACAAAAACAGAAACGCGATGCGACCAAATACGACAAGAAAATTGGCGCGTCGACAGATATGTTTACGTGCAAGAAGTGCCACAAGAAGAACTGCACGTATTATGAAATGCAGACGCGATCGGCGGATGAACCCGCGACCATTTTCGTCACTTGCCTGGACTGCGGCAAACACTGGAAGTCCTAGTTAGGGGCGAAGCCCCTCCCTACGGGACACCCTACCCTACGGCCCCCTCAAAAGAAAGAAAAATAGAATTTCCTATAGCAAATATTATCTATAGGAAATTATTGAATGGTTTGTAAATAATTGTATCATATTCAAGGATAATGTCTAGTCGTATTTTTTGTTGCCCATGGGCAACGGAAAATACTACTAGTCATCTACGTTAGTCATATGGGTTTTTGCCCATATGACTAGACGATAAGACCTTTCGCATTTAAAATTGGAGGGAACCGTAGGAACGGTTCCCCCTAATTCGGTTGCGCAATCTTGTATCTTTTTCTTTCTTTTGAGGGAAGGGGGTGTCCCGTAGGGAGGGGAACCGTAGGTTCCCCCTAATTTTTCGGTATCACCAATTTTTTCCCAGTTCTCACAATTTTCGGGATCGGTGCAATGGCCGGTTTCAGTTGAATCGGAGCTTCTTGTTCTTGAATGATTCGGGTATTGATTTCGTCTTGATAATGTTTCGTTAAATTGATTTCCTCCATCACCGGTTCATATTTTCCTATCGTAACTACATGTTTATCGAGTTTCCGGATCCAGTGAGGAGGTTCCTCTTTGGATTTGGAGGCCTCTTCGCGCTCTTTCAAGGTCCGTTTCTTCTTCATGGTTTTCGAGATGGCGGCGACCATGGTCGTTCCATCATTATCTTCGACATCCGTATCGGGCTGTTCCGTCATTTTCAACAACTTCGCGATTTTCTCCGTGGAAACGTTGCGCACTTTCTTGAACACAAAATACCGGTTCAAGAACGAAATAGTCTGTTCTTGTTCCGTCATTTCGTTGGCGGAGCCATACCGGATTCGCGGGTTTTGACGTATTTCCGAACGCATATTTTGATAGAGTTGTTCGAAGGAACCATTGCTACTCAGTAGTCCCATCCGCGCCAAATCTTCTTGTTCCGCCAACACAAACCCGTAATTCTCCATGAACCTCACAAAGAAGTCGAAATTCACCAAATATTCCGGTATGTATTGCCCAATACTTTCTTGGTAAACATTGACGCGGTACCCTAAAGACAATTCGTCGTCGGGGAAACCGGTTTCGCTGTACATCTTGGCGATTTCCATCATTTTGTCGCCGTCTGGACCCTGCAGTATATACGACTCTCCCTCCATTTTGCGTTCGAGGAGTTGGAACACGCGTTTTCCATCCCAGCAAGTTCCTATAAAGGTTCCTCCGACTCTCGTGCATTCCGCCACGTTTCTCGCGAAACCATGGAGGGTCCGCATATTCTCAAAGAAATAATGGAGGGCGAACTGGCACGACGCGACATGGAATCCGTCTTTTGCAATCGCGTAGTTGCGGTGAACCATGGGACCCAAATCCTCGCGCACTTTCGGCCCTTCGCCGAAAATGGCCTGCGTCAATTTTTTCTCTTTGTGTGTGGTGAACGCGTCGCCGTTGCGAATATTCAAGGCGCTATTGCCGGTGAAGAACACGCCGTCAAACAGGTTCGGGTATTTCGACACGTCGTTCAGATAACGTACACAGGCTCCATCGGTTTTGTGCATGATGTTGTCTTTGCTGATATCGACGCCCAATACAAACGACAATTGTGAGGTTCGCCATTTGGCCAAATCACCGGCACGACCCACCGCGAAATCAATCAACGTATCGTTACGTTGCGTGGTTCCTCTTATCAGTTTCGTTTTCACATACAAATTATGGAAATCGCGGAGTGCCCGGGTGGTCGACTCACTCCGGTTCGAACGGCGCGTGTAATAGACGGATTCATCGATAGGAATATCACTCGTATGGTTGCCCGTGCTAATCATTTGTTCCGTGATGGGATGATGGATCGAGTACCAATTGCTGTTCGCCGTCGAATAATCGTTGGCCGTTATTTTTGCCGGCTTGTTCGGTGCTGTCGGTCGCATTTGCGCGGTCTTGTCGTGGCGGACGCGGATCGGCACCCAGCGCCATGCGCCCGTGCGTTCCATGTCGTAGCGGAACTCGACAATCATGTTTTCTTCAAATGGCTGTCCGTCTTCGGTATACATGTTCGCATTTGCGTCCTCCTTGTAATAATTCGTATCGATATAGATGTTGCATAAGGAGGCGCGGTCGTCGAAGGGGTCGGACGGAATAAATGGTTTCGCCATGTATTTGGAAACCGCCTCTTCGTCGTCTTCGGCAGCTTCGTTCCGGCTCGCGACCTTGTATTCGCCTTTGAGAAGCTGTTCAAAGGGATTGTAGTATCCGTGCATTTTTTCGTCGTAACCCACATGGAGGACCAGCGTCTTATACTGCTTGACTTGGCCGGACTCATCGTAGGCCACATGAATGATGTCCTTCCCCGTCTCGTCTTTTTTCACACGGACCAGGAAATCGATTGTGTTGTATTCGGCGGGTTTCCATTTGAAGGAGAGACCCCATGTTACTTTTGTGAGAGGTCCTGCAGCCTGATCCTCATTTCCACCGACACCGTATTTGGTTGGCGTAAAGATGAGACCGTCCGTGTTGTACTCGAACATGGTGTTGAGTATTTTGTCGCAACACTGAAATATCGTTTGACCTCCTATGCCCAGTTGGTCCGTTCCAGCGTAAAACTGTTTCGCCTGGATACGGAAAGGGCACGACATGGTCTGGGGTCGTTCTGAATCGCGAAGATTGGTATCAATCATCGCCTGTACGTTGGGAGGAACGTCACCGTCCCAATACCTCTCGTTGGTTTTGGAATTAAACCAGTAATACGCTCGTTTGCTCTCTGAGAACCACTTCGTCCATATTTTCTCCACCGGTTGGATCTCAATCGGTTTCGCGTCCATTTCCGGCTGTATCAGTCCCAACGTCATGTTCATGATTTCGAGACGAGTCGGCACTACTGCCTTTTCGTTCGTATCGTTACTACGTTCCGTTTTCAAAAAGGAGTATTCGCGCATCGATTTTTTATTCACATAGTAGACATCGAATGCGGCGTACAAGTTAATGTATTTCCCGTTCTTGTCGAATTTGATGTGTTCCCCGTCAAACAAACTCGAAAACAATTTCTTCTCTTTGGTTCGGGCTCCGGTGAACTGGATGCGCATATTCGTGTCGATAAAATACAGTTTTCCACTGTCGCTAACATAGAGCAGCTTGCGGTCTCCGTCAGCCTTGTCCGTCACCGTGTACCCTTCGCGCACACAAGGAACTTTCGAGTCGCGGTCATCCACCAAATTCTCGATTTGCAGTGTTTTCGAGGATGGACCCGTAAAATCGCGAGGAAGAACGTAATGGTTCTCTACCTCGTATTTATCCCCGTGAATGAGCCGCAAGTATCCGTGCTGAATCGACTTGTATTCGATATTTCCTATAGGATAATTCGTTTGTTGAATTGCACTCATGACGATACGGGACACTTTTCGGATGGCGTCCATGAGCTTGTCGGCTGTATTGTAAGGCGTGTTGGGGCCAACGCGCATATTGTCGATTTCTACTTCGACCTCGTAAGATACTGGGTTGTCGAACAGGTTCGCATCTTGTACTGTATAATACGGAATCATGATGTTGCCTGATTTTGGCGAGGTGCGGAGGATACTCATATCGACGAACAGAGGATAACTGGGATGGGAGAAGCGGACGCGGTTCATATGACGGAACACTTTTTTTGCGTCGGCCCATGCGCGCTGCTCAATCATTCCGCGCACTACTTCCGAGTTTTCGTTGTAGATGCGTTCGTATTGGTACGCCATACGAAAATTCAGGTCCTTGAAATCGACGGGGCGTATTTTCGGCCCGCTCGGGTCGTTGCCGTTCACGGGAATCGGCGTTTTTTGAGTGAATATGAGTTTGTCTTCGGTTGTGTTGGAATAGTGAGATAATGTCTCGAGGTGGACCAGGCTTTGAATACTGTTGGTTCGGCAATACTCTTGAACCAGTTTGGTGGTTTTGATTTCCGCGCGAATGTTCGACAGACGAGTCGTACCCGTCTTGGCGTCTTTGTATTGCGGCTGGACACGCAACATATGAGTACCTTCGGCGGATTCGGGAACAAATCCACTGAATTTCAAATGTTGGACCACATTTTCATAATCCGTTTTTGAAATCGGCGCCCCGTTGAATCCGCGAAACCTGATTTCGAGCTCATTCGTTTTTCGTTTATCCGGCACCGCAGGGTTACTCGCTAAATAAAGCCGTATCATTGACCTCATTTCATTTTTCGGATCATATGTAGTAGGTTCGGTCATTGTTTTTCGAGTTGATAATAAAAATAATATTTGATAAACCGGTAAATAATAAGATATATAGTATGATTTCATATTATTTTCGAAAGTTAATCACGTTCAATTTTACTCGTTGTCGGGGTTAATGTCTAGTCGTATTTTTTGTTGCCCATGGGCTACGGAAATACTACTAGACGTTAACCCTCTCAGGACCAACTTTAAAATTCTATATGGAGGAATGGGACAAATTCGTCATATTCCCACGTGTTTGGTCCTGAGAGGGTTAAATAAGGAACCGGTCTTTCGCAATAAGTCTCGTCAACTCGGCATATATTTCCGGTTTGGTTTGTTTTATGGCGGATGATTCCTCTTTTTTGGAGGGTCCTTTGAATTTAGATAGGAGCTCGCGCAGTTCATCGATTTTGTAGGTTGAAGCACTACGAAGCCCGGTGGTCAAATTATCGACAATGTGGCGTTTTTCTATTTCATTACTAACAGACAACGCTGTGGGATCCATCAATGTATATTCCACTTGTTTTTTACCTTCCCTTGAAGTTCGCAAAGACGGGTTGGCCTCCAAATAAATCGCCGAATCTTTATTGTTTGGATGTTGGTCCATGTTCCAACGGTTACTCTCGTTGTCGAATACAACCGCTGTCTTCTCATACAATATTACTATAGGAATTTTATAATAGGCGGAATATAAAATGGCGTCTTCCTCCTTATCTTGACGCGACGTCAACATTCCGCTGAACAAGGCTTGTATTTTCTCCAGCGTCAACTTGTGATTCGATTCTTTCATTTGTTTGGGCGCCGTTTTCAAAGCGTCCACGTTTCGCAACCTCTCCTCGATCCAGACGTTGGCTGCGCGTCTTTGCTCTCGCAAATACTCACTGTATCCTTTGGTCGCAATAAATACTGACCAAAAGAGCGACTGTTCTGGATGACCTGTGTACAAGGATTTTTTCGGTGTGTTGTTCGTAGACGGCTGTGTATTTCCTATAGGAATATTCGTTGTGGTGTCTGATTTCGGTGGTGTATCCTGTGAATCATATTTTGAGCCCGAAATGGAAGTTAAGGAACATTTGATTTCAGGATCTGAATTTGGTTTTGGGGAAAGTTTTTTTGATGTGTTGACAGATTCCTTGATGGATTCCTTGATGGATTCCTTGACGGATTCCTTAGTGGATTTGTATTCCACTGTATACATATACTTTTGGAGTTCTATCAAACATTCATCTACTGTGGCGGTCGTCTTGACCTCCGGGAACAAGATGGGAAAATATAAAATCGACATATTATTGTGTTGGAATTGAGGGTGCTTGGTTAAGATATATTGGCTTCTTCTTCTTTATTCCCTTTCGCAAAATACGTTTTTTGGTATTCAATTTTCTGTGTTTCGGCGGATAGGAGCGATACCTCTTGTTGGTCGACATATTCGATGTATTTCTGGAGGTCTTCGATCGATTCTTTGGGCAAATACGACAAGTTGAGGAAGACGCCGCTTTTGTTTTCACTTAGTCGGACGTCGGCGTATTTTTTGAGGATTTTGAGGATTTCAATGTGTTTTTTCTTGTCCATTCGCTCAATCTTGGTTTTGACTTGTTCGAGGGTTTCTATGGAAAACGACATTATAGGAAAATTACGTATACAATTGAATATGAAGTATACGTAGTTGAGAGGAGATGTATTTAAATTCGTTTGTTTCTATCACTTTTTGACTTTTTGGACATTTTCGGTTTGGATACATTGAATCCAACCCGGGATCGAAAACATGTCTCCATACCATATTTTGTTTGGTTCGTATTGCGGATAATATACGGTGGAATAAAAAGCCAAGTATCCAATAATGGCGGAAAAGGAACCGTGCGACAATATGATATGCTTACATGTACTCGCAAACTGAAACGTGGTGATTTCATCGCAGTTTAACCATTTGATAGAGGGATATTTTTTACATATGGTTTGTACGATTGGATGGTTGATGTCGTCGGTGGATATATGCATTTGATTGCATCCTTTTATGGTTTGAATTGTATTCAAATAATACTGAACCCCGGGATTATGGTGGGCGACGTCGGTTAACCGGATATGAATAAACAAATCATTGTTTTGGTTGTATCTTTTTTGAAACGGGTTTTTCTCGATAATGCAACGTTTGATTTCATCCGTGTGTAAATATTCGTATATCCAATTGGTTATTTCTTTGGTCTGGAAATAGTCGTGGTTGGGGTCTAGGTTGTAGACGAAACTGGACGGTTCCGAGTTGTACATGTCGAAATAATTTTGGTCGGTTAATGGTCGCGTTTCCTCATGTACCCGTTTTCCACTAAACAGGTGGATGCCCAGTTTTTCGATTGTGCGTTTGTTGCAATAGTCGACTTGCAAGTTGTGTTTTTCCGCGATTCGACTTACGACGATGTTTCGTATGATTTGGTTGCCTAGTCGTCCGTTCTGTATGGTAGTAGTCATTGTTTGGTTACGATCTCAATATGAATTTCATATAGCAAATTATTTATTGTGTTTTTGTTCGATAATATGTTTTATTTTTGGTCGGTCCCCTTTTGGTCGGTCCCATTTTGGTCGGTCCCCTTTTGGTCGGTTCCCTTAGAATCCCGGATCATCCGTGAATACTTGCGCTGGTTCTGAGGTCGCTTTCACCACTACGTTTTTCGTATCGGTAATTGTGTTCATGATATCACTGATTGTATCACCACTATTTTGGTAAAAAAAGGTGGCCGCCATGACGCATGAAAACACGGCAATCGCGTCTCGTACGAAATATTTGAGCGGTCTAGCTGGAGTGGTTTTGTCTAAATACTTCATTTCTACGAACTTGTAAACACAAAACAGGAGTGTGGCTCCTATCGCCATAAACACAGCATTTTCCATTGTTCTGTACTAGGGTATAGTTTTTTGGGAGGTATCTGAGCTATCGATTTTTACGCACACTGACTTGTTGTGCAGCAGCACTTTTCTTTTTCATTTTAGACGGGTCGAAATCTTCGTCGTCGTCGCTACATAGTTCTTTCGATTTGTCCCAGAATTCCTGGCTACCCAGGCGGAAGTCGGGGCGGTTCTCGGCGCGGTACCAGAATATTTGATCGCTGATTTTGCTTGTTTTCGCATTGTTGTTGATCACTAAACACTCGTAGTTTTCCGTCGTCTGGTCCATCACCGAACAAAATAGCTCGAGTGTGGGGAACATACTCGCATAGTTCTCCCAAATACGTTTGCGGTTGGTCAGGTACGGTTCTCTCAAGATAAACACATAGTCAATATTGGTTCGCAAGTTGGGAGGAATGCCTAAAGGATATTGCATGGTAATAATGAGCATGACTTTCCAATGACGCCCGTTCATGAAAAGGAGCCGCATCATCTTGTCGCGGGTCCATGACTGGTCATAGAGACAGTCATCTAAAATGACGAAAGTGCGTGGGTCGGTGGTTGCCCGCTTGTATTCCTCCTTCTCTTTCGCCACTTGTTTTAACACAGCTTTCTGGCGCCTCAGGATTTTCTCTATTAAGACCGTGTTATACTCTTCGTGAATAAACAGTTTCGGTACGTGGGAGGCGTAAAAACCGTTTCCAGCTTCGGTTCCGGAAATGACCATGCCTACTGGTATATCTTGATGATGGTACAGGAGGTCTCTTACCAAATAGGATTTACCTGTGTCTCTTCGGCCAATTAAGACAACGACGGGACCTTTGTTTTCATTGGGGTCGAAGGTAATCGAACGCATGTCGAATTTTTTTAAATCGAGGTTCATGAGTTCAGTGTTGGATTTTGTTGAGAGGATTCGACAATAGATAATATATTGATGTAAAGATACAAAAAACGGATGAAATATGTACGCATCTCTCGATACGTTTGGGCATTGAAATAATATTATTTAGCGCTAAATATAGTAAACACAATACTCTTTTCTTATTTAGCAATATTTTCAAGTGAATGTCTTCGTCTCCACCAATGTTTGATCTATATTATCGTAAAGTGAAGTTGCCCGATCTAGTCCGGTTGGTTGCGAAATACGAAACACATATTCACAAGTCGGAACTTCCGGAACACAAAGAGGAGGTTGAACAAAATTATAATCCCTATCGCATAAAGTCGGCTCAAAATTATTCGCCGATCTATGAACGGATATTTGTGTTGAATGAAATGAACTACAATTTGGTTGGACTCAATAGTGAATACTATATTCACGGCGACCGAGTAGTAAGCCAGGATAAACTCAATTCCAAAAATATTTTGTTTGAAAATTTGCATGTAAAAAGTTCGCCTCTGTTAGACCCGTTCCATTATTTATCCGGGAAGTACGAAAAATACGGTAACATGATTACTGAACTACCAGTATTCTCGAAACTATCGACGAGTTCTGGTGACGAACGCACACGTATCCAGAAAAAAATAAACGACCCGGCAAATTGTGCCTACGTGGATGCTTTTTTCAGCTATTTGACCAGTCGACTAAAACATAAATACAATGTATTTGGCGCAGTTGATTTTTACGGTGTTTGTCTGGGAATCCAAGAGGTTTACAAATACGATATCACCGAGGATTTAAGTCACCTCTATTCCATCGATTTTTTCAATAAAAATGTCGGCAAACGATTTGTTGTATCGAACCAGTACACCAATGAATACATGAACATTGGTTCTCGAGCGAACAAACACCCGATTCACATTGATGAATTCGGTAAACAACCGGTTGATGTAGACCTGGATATACAAGAAATTTCTATAGATGACGACGCAACTGCAGCCAACCCAGATTCGAACGTATACGATAACGATTTGTCCAATGAGTTGATATACGAGAATAAGCAGAATAGTACCAAGTCTTCCGAGTATGATAGCTCATCGTCGGATGAAAGTGAATCCGATATGAAGTCGCGTTCAGGTGCTGAAGAGGAAGAGGAAGAGGAAGATGTGGACGAAAACGAAGATGACGAAGATAATTGTTCCGAAGAGGAAGAATATAGCTCCGAATCAGAAGATATAACTGTGTATTCCTATATTCGCGACTTTCCTGTGCAGTTGATTTTTATGGAAAAATGCACTGGTACAATTGACCAGTTGTTTACACAAAATAAACTCGACAACGCAAAAGTATTTGCCGCAGCGTTCATGCAAATCATCATGACGCTGATTGTCTACCAAAAAGCGTTCCAGTTTACTCACAACGACCTCCATACGAACAATATTCTTTATATAGAAACCGAAGCAGCGTATTTGTACTACAAATACGAAGGACGCCTGTACAAAGTTCCTACGTACGGTCGCATTTTCAAAATTATTGATTTCGGTCGCAGTATATACAAATACAATGGTGAAACCTATTGCAGTGATAGTTTTTCAAAACATTCGGATGCGTATGGACAATACAACTGTGAACCCTATTTTAATCCTTCGAAACCACGTATCGATTCCAATCCGAGTTTCGATTTAGCCCGTCTCGGTTCGTCCATTTACGATTTTTTGGACGAGTTTGAAACCGATCTAGATATATATAAAACGGTAAAACGATGGTGCACTGACGATAGTGGTAAAAATATTGTGAACAAACCGAACGGAGAGGAACGTTGGCCTGGTTTTAAACTCTATAAAATGATTGCGCGTACAGTCCATAAACATACTCCTCAAGCACAACTGGAATTCCCGATGTTCAAACAGTTCTTGGTAAAGAAACCCAAAACGATGGTTGTCGATAAAACGTGGTTGTTAGATATTGATTCAATTGTCCTATAGTGTGATCGAGTACCATTTTTTCATATTGTTATTTATAGAAAACAACATGAACATGTTCGAAGAAATCGTGGCTCTACTTATACAACGATTCAAGGAGTTTTTTTTGGGGATTGGTTATTTTGGGGGGCAAGAGTCCGCGATCTATGCATTCTATATTTGCTATTTTAAGTCTTGGGTTCATATGGCCGTGTATACAGCCGTATTTCTCTTTTCTGCGTTGTTTAACCATTTGGTATTGAAAAAATATATTTACGATCCGAGACCGAAAGCGTCTGCCCCATTTTTGGCGAACGAACACATACAATTAACGAAAAATGGGATGCCCTCTGGACACGCGCAACTAACTGCGTACTCGCTGGCGTTTGCATACTTAGTATCCGGTAAATATTTATACCCGTCGGTGTTTCTATTTACATTGACGATTTTACAAAGGTATGTTTACCAAAATCACACTGCCTTGCAACTTTTTGTAGGAAGTGCATTGGGTGTTGCGTTTGCATACGCAGCTATATACTTGTTGAAATATCTGTAAGTTACATAACATATATGGTGTTGTGATGTTATGCAATCAAATTAGAATCCACCGGGGAACCGGACAAGGTTGAAGCCGATACCGAGGCCAGCACCGTTTCTGGCGGAAGAACCCATCGCGGGAACGAACACGTCCAAGACGGCGAAAGTGGCGGCGGCAACCAAACCGATGATCACCAGTTCCTCGACGTTGAGCTTATCCTTCTTGGGAATAGCGTAGGCGGCAATTGCGACGACTAAACCTTCGATGATGTACTTAATAGCACGCTTGACGATTTCACTGAGTCCGTACATTGTATGCGTTATGGATTTATAATATAGCTCAATAAAATAATTTCCTAAAGTATATTTTCTATTTTAGATGAAAATTGCTTAAACACGCTTACCCATATTCCATTATCTCGCATCTATAAAATAGACATGTCTTCCTCCTCATCTTCTTATAAATCCACGTTTGAAAGAAAACAACTGCCCGACGGCGCCGCGAATCCTAAATATGTCGATTTGTTGGACGAGGACCCACCCTTGGCGGGCCAGAAGTTCTTCTGTGCGTCGTTCATTAGTCCCGAGAAGATTTTGAAGAAGAGAGAACAGTACTTGTTCGAGAAGTTCGTAGAACAATGGGATTTTACGAAGTCCATGGCCAAGTTTTCGGACTTCCTAAACTTTGTTTCCTATAAGTACAATTTGAAGTTGGAAAGGGTCATGGCGGATTATGGCGAATTCTTGAAGGAGGAATCGGCTAAACTAAAGTCCGAGGGATCTGTGGAGGATGACTGGAAGACGTTTTTGGACAAGAATGAGGATTCGCTAAATCAGCAATTCAGTCGCGAACATGCATTCCAGACCTCTACACGTGGATTGAAAATTCGTGGTGTATTTGCTACACAGGAAGAGGCGGAGATGCGATGCAAGAAGTTACGTGAAACGGACCCGAATCATGATATTACGGTGGGTCCAGTGGGAATGTGGGCGGCATGGGATCCAGATGCTTACAAGACTGGTCGCGTCGAGTTTTTAGAGGAAGAGCTAAACCAGCTCCAAAAAGAGAAGATCAAGAACGAGGAGAAGGCCAAGCAGGAATTCGAGAACCGTGTGAAGGAAGCCAAGAAGAAAGCCATCGAGGACAATATAGCGAAAGCCACGAAAACGGGCAATATACTAACACAAACTCTCGATGAAAATGGAAATCTGATTGGCGTGAAAGAGCATGTGAACTTCGAAGATCGTGAGGTAGCAGATAAAGAAGCCTCCGAGATTCATACCGCCGAGTTGCTAAAAAAGGCAACTGAAAATCAGAATATTACCGAAGAAGAACCTACGGTGGATTGATTTTATACGACAATATGATTATTCCTATAGAACATTTATGCCGGTATAAAAATACATGTTTTTACAGTTAAAATCATGTATGTGGGTTTAACGCTTCGTTGAAACGGAAAATAAAATGTTTAGCCAAATTATATAAAATACACACATAAGCAAAAATGGGAGGAGCACTTATGCAACTTGTCGCCTACGGCGCCCAGGACGTTTTCTTGACCGGAAACCCTGAGATCACTTTCTGGAAGGTGTCTTACCGCAGACACACCAACTTCGCTATGGAGTCTATTGAGCAGACCTTCAACGGCCAGGCCGATTTCGGTCGTCGCGTTACCTGCACCATCAGTCGTAACGGTGATATGGCTTACCGCACCTACCTCCAGGTTACTCTCCCCGAGATTAACCAGGGTATGGCCGCCGCCTCCACTGACGGTGTCTATGCTCGTTGGTTGGACTTCCCCGGCGAACAGCTCATCTCTCAAGTTGAAATTGAGATTGGTGGCCAGCGCATCGATCGCCAGTACGGCGACTCTATGCACATCTGGAACCAGCTCACCATGACCTCTGAACAGCAGAAGGGTTACTTCAAGATGATTGGTCACACCACCCAGTTGACCTACTTGACTGACCCCCAGTTCGAGGCCGTGAACGGTCCTTGCGCCTCTTCCTCAGGCCCCAACCAGGTTTGCGCTCCCCGCAACGCTCTCCCTGAGACCACCTTGTACATCCCCCTCCAATTCTGGTACTGCGTGAACCCTGGATTGGCCCTCCCCTTGATCGCCTTAAAATCTGTAGGGCAGAAAAGTATCCATCCTGAAGTATCCGAGCAATGCTTTAGGGAAAATATGTTGTGGACTCGGAATGAAACATTGTTTCAAAATTCCCAGATGCTAGTATCTTGCTGTTAAATGTTGGGACACCGCTCCTCCCAAAGTCCCAACATTTTCAGTAAGATGCGACATATCCAAATTGCGGGAAACCCGTAAAGACGTTGGGTACCAAGCTGCATACGAAAGTTTGCAGTGGTTGAGAAAAACACACTCAAATCCGGTAAAAATCCCACGTATGATTACACACCAATAATGTGTGTATGAAATCGGCAATCCGCAGCCAAGGCTCTAAGTTCGTTATTGATAAGAATATGAGCAAGGTTCAACGACTAAATGGTTATGGGTTTGAGCGTATTAATCACACGCTATGATAACTTAAGATATAGTCTAGTCCTATAGGAATTTATCCTATGACTCCGTTATCTGACTAATAACAGGAGTTCTTTGAAAAAAGAGGTATATGTGATTCGTACAGTATCACGAAGTCAAGATCAACCTTGATATCCGACCCATCGGTGAGTGCTTGTGGGCCGTCAAGAGTTTGACCGCCTCCACTGGTGGTTCTCAAGCCGCCACTGCTGCTTACCAGCAGTCCCTTGTTGCTGCCTCTTTGTACATCGACTATATCTTCCTTGATACCGATGAGCGCCGCAAGTTCGCCCAGAACCCCCACGAGTACTTGATTGAGCAGCTCCAGTTCACTGGTGACGAGTCTGTCGGCTCCTCCAGCAACAAGATCAAGCTCAACTTCAATCACCCTTGCAAGGAGCTCATCTGGGTTGTCCAGCCTGATTCCAACGTTGACTACTGCTCTTCTTTGGAGGCTGGTGCTCTCCTCTTCAAGACCCTCGGTGCCCAGCCCTTCAACTACACCGATGCTGTCGATGCTCTCCCCAACGCCATCCATGCTTTCGGTGGCCCCAAGGAGACTGCTGGCGCTGGTAACTTCATCACTGGCTCTGGCCTCTTCGAGATGGCTGGTGCTGTTGATGGTGTCTTCGCCACTACCGCCAGTGCGAATGCCGCTGACTGGGCTTCCACCAACAACTACCAGTTCACCAACTCTTCTGGAACTGTCCCCTCTGGTTCTTACGTCTCGGATGCCGGCACCTTCGTCTTGGCCGAGACTGCCCTCGACATGCACTGCTGGGGCGAGAACCCCGTCGTCACTGCTAAGTTGCAGTTGAACGGCCAGGATCGCTTCTCTGAGCGTGAGGGTTCCTACTTCGACGTTGTTCAGCCTTACCAGCACCACACTCGTCACCCCGACACTGGTATCAACGTCTATTCTTTTGCTCTCCGCCCTGAGGAACATCAGCCCAGCGGCAGTTGCAACTTCTCTCGCATTGATAATGCTGTCCTCCAGTTGGTCCTTTCCAGTCCCACCGTGTCTGGAACCGCCACCGCCAAGGTCCGCGTCTATGCGAAGAACTATAACGTTTTGCGCGTTATGTCCGGCATAAACTCCAGCTGTGCCGAAAAACAACACGCCACAAACAAAAACAGGCTCTGTTTGTGGAAAACTCGTTTGAGCCCCTGTACTTTCGCAAGAAAGGTTAGGTCAGTTGTTAGTTTTTGTATCTGACTGGTACAAAAGCAAGATTACTTGTTGTTCGGGGAACCCCTTAGAGCTTCAACTACCAAGTATGTATGGGAAACCTGCATATGGCCGAGAACAGAACTCGGGTATGGTAACAATGTTGAAGATTGGGCAATCCGCATGCTTACTACCTACGGGCGTTTTAGCCAGCCTACGGTAGGGCGTCAGAGACTGAACGGTAGTCGCTCGATGATGAAAGGTCTAAGCAGCCTGAGTCGGGTTAAGATACAGTCCACCTCCTAGGGAAACTTAGGAGATAACACCAGGGCTGGTGTTGCTTACTCGAACTAAACAGTATTTCGCACTGTTTTCAGTGTACAAGTTCGGTTTATTGTTCATAAAAATATTAAATTCGTCTTAGTGGAAATGATATTGTTTCATGTTGAAAGAATATCATTAAAATGTCTGGAGTTATTCTAGAATATTTAGAAAAATCGTATATGTTATGAAAATATACAATAAAATTGAATACTATATAACCTGTAATGTTATATAAATAAGCATTACTAATTTACTATGGAAACAACACAAAAGTTATTTAATATTTCAGGAAAAGATGTATGTATAAACACAGTAATCGACAACGATATTGTTTACTACAAAGTTATTGATTTATATCATATATTAAATATTACTAACAGTAGGTCGTTTATAAAAAATATAAATAATGAGAATAAAAAAATATTTATGACTGAAAAAATAAACCTTTCGGGAAAAAAAGTGGGAGGGAAACAAAAAACAAGCTTTATAACACTTGAAGGGGTAAAAATGGTACTGGCGAAAAGTAGAAGTATAATAGCAAATGAATTAGCCAAACAATTATGTATCGATGTACTTACACGTATAAGTTCTTATGAATGTGAAACAATTCAAACAATATTGGAAGTTTTTCGTGGTGAGAGTATGGAATGTCAATACTATATTAATGGATATCGCATAGATTTGTATTTTATTGAATACAAATTAGCAATTGAATGTGACGAACCCCATCACACAAATCGTATAAAATATGACGTAGACCGCCAAACAGAAATAGAGAAAGAGTTAAATTGTACATTTATACGATATAATCCATGCCGCCGTGACTTTACTATAAATATCACATTGAATCAAATATTCAAACATATAAAAAATTTCACTCATTCTACCCATACTTGATAAAGAAAAATACAATAGTAGCAAGTTATAATCGTATAGAATGTATAAATTTGTAATACTATATTTCTTATATACTTAGTTGAATATAAGAAATTAAAATTTGCGCTTATATGAGAATGAGACACTGCATAACTCGTTTAATTTGAGTATATGGCTCGTAGTATTTTCCGTAGCCGATGGTCAAAAAAACCTCTCAGGTACAACATGTGAGACGTATTTTTCCTATTCCTCCATATAGAATTTTAAACTTGGTCATGAGAGGGTTAAATATTCTAAGTTTCCCTAGGAGAATGGACCGTATATAATGAAACACATTATTCACACCGATTGGATACATTAATATAACACTTATATTATATAATATGTTTGATCTGTTTGATGTTTTGTTTCTTTCAGCAGATAAGGTGATTGAAAAAAAGAATAATGAAATAAAATTTACTAATTTTGTTGCACAAGCCCAAGACAAACAAATTCTAACATTAATACCAAATTCTAAAATTGAAAAACCTGGATTTTTTGGTACTAAAAGTATTACTGTAGACCATACGTTCCTGAAAGATGCATATTTGGAACTGTATGATTATTTAGTAAAATACAAAATAATTACAAAACAGGTGGGAGCATCATCTATATTTACTTGGGATAGTGTGTACACAGTTAACACCCAGTTAATTCCCAAATTAAAGGAATTGGTAAACAAACACAATACTGATTTTCCAAAATTATTGAAATTTTACAATATAAATTACGAAGAGTTATCGGTTCTGCTAAAAACGTATGAATATGGGCATATAGATGAAGTAAATGCTGTGGTAAAGGATGGGGTAAAGGATGGGGTAAAGGATGGGGTAAAGGATGGGGTAAAAGGTGGTAAAAGAAAACATAACAAAAATAAAACAAATAATAAAACGAAAAGGAAACATAATAAACACGTAACTTTTTAAACATTTTGATATCGACTGATAATCTTATTAAACAATATTCTATAGGATATTTCAATTCGAACTCAAACCCCGAAATGAAAACCATTGTTCGTACCACCATTTATTCCGAGTATTCCAACGTATATGAACGGCTGAACCCCCATGTCCATTCGATCCCTCCAAACAAGGAGGAACAACGGGAAATCATTCGTCAAGGAACACGGTTGTACAAATGCTCCATGCCGGCCGTCCAAATCGTACGATTGGAAGGGACAGGTTCAGACCGAGCCGTCATTGACCATATGTCCGAAAAAGACGCGATCGGTGCCGCCATATTATCCATTTTCAAATTCCAGCCGACCATTTTAGAACAACATGAGCTCTTTTACATGGAACACCGTATCCAAAAAGTCGTGTTACAAATGGGGTCACTGAATAAAACTGCACTGACCGAATACATGGTCGCGTACAATCCCTGGTCCTCCAACATTTTTCATTTTGTAACAGAACAGTTGCCGTCCATTTTATTCATGAATGCTGAACTCACGAAAATCGGCAAACCCAATGTCCCCTTGTTATGTATTCCCACCTCCTTCTTACAACCTCTACTTGCCTTTTTCGATATAACGAACCCCGTTCAACTCATTAACGCACCTTACCGACAACTCACTCAAGTCGACATTGTATACGAACAATCCTATATTGAGTGCGGAGCACCTTCGTCTCAGAAAATCGACGCATTGCGTACGATTGTGTTGGCCAAACCGGACCGACCAACTGAAACCAATGTCGGTATCTTGATACGACGTAAAGAGGTCCGGCGCAGTATTGTGAACCATGACGAGCTGCTCGAGTTATTAAAGACAAAACGCCCCGACCTGGAATGGCTCGTATTTGAATCCCAGCCTTTCATGGAAGCCGTGGATTTGTTCTCACGTGCACAAATGATTGTGGCGCCACATGGAGCTGGATTAACGAATATGCTGTTTGCACCACCAAATACACGGGTCATTGAACTGATGCCGACAAAAAATCCGAATTTGTGTTATTACCATTTGGCCGCTCTACTCCGTTTCGAGCACTGCATTGTTCCATGCGATCAGTTGCCCAATTTATCGTTGATTGCGCCGATTGAACTTATGGAAAAAATGATATAGAACACATAATTTGAGAGGCAAATCAATATAAACGGATGAAATGGGTGTTTCCTATCTGTTTCCATTCTCTTTTTGATATCCTTATTCAAATGGCGACACTTTTATGTACAACACCTATACCTCAACCGTCATATGAACCGCAAGATACGTTCATTACGTCTTCTCAAGACAACTTGTTATTACGCAATTTAATGCAGTTTTATGAAAACATTGAAAACATTGAAAAACTCGTGGCGATTGTCGGAGGAAAAAGCTGCATTTCATTGCGAATTGTGGATTGGTTCGTCACGAATTATGCGAAAAAGCACTATACGAATTACGTGATTACCATGAAAACGGGAATCGTAAAAGATACGATTGAACAAACGAAGTTCAAAGTATATGATAAATACAAGCTCCAATTGAAAGCTTACTCGAAACGCAGGTTCGACCCGTTTTGCAGGTGGGATCGAATTTCCATTCCTTATAAGGACGGCACGTACTTGGAAACCACGTTAGGACAACTGAATTTTTTCAAGTGGGCGATTGAACATAAAGTGCTCGACTACATTGCTGAAAATTACGAAGAAATTGAGAGGGATATGAATACCCGCAACAATGGGTCGAAACGGGCGCGTAAAAATGGAAGCATCAGCACGAGTAACGAAGATACGGACGGATGTAGTTCAAAGAATAGCACTGCGTCTTCCACCGATAGTATTTCCACCGACGGAAAAACACGCAAGAAGCGTCAGGAACTGTCTGTATCGGCTTGTAAATGTATTATGAAAGAGGAATTCCGAATTATAGTCCGATTCAACGATTAGGCTACGAACAATGGATGGAGTTTTTTATGTCTTGTATTTGTATAGAAAACATAAAATGGCGGATCTTATCCCTCTCAGGACCAACTTTAAAATTCTATATGGAGGAATGGGACAAATTCGTCATATTCCCACATGTTTGGTCCTGAGAGGGTTATAGGTGACTTTCTTAGGTTGGGACTAGTGGAAGCCGGAGACCACGTTGTACAACAAAAAATAACCGAAGAATCATTCATTGAATCCTTCGATAAGTATTCGCCGAAAATATATAAGGAAAATCAAGTGTCTTCTTCTCCGGATTCGTCCTCTTTTTTAGTAAATACATTTACTAGAGTATTCAAATCGGCTCCTAAAAAAAGTAAATCTAGCGTCGGTCGTGTTTTATGAAATGGGGAAACTGGGTATGACGGCCACTCAAGGCTTCCTGTTTCGTAAACATGTGATTCTGCCCGAACAAATCACGAAAGAAAACGTATCCAAACTCGTAACCAACATAAGAAAACAAGAAGATGTAACAAAACAGTATACAATCGATGAAAACCATTTGTATCAGTTTTTGAAAACGACCTATGCACCCGAAACAAAATCAAATCAGGTGGGAGGAAGAAAACATAGGAAAAAGACCAAAAAAGAAAAAACGGGAAAAAGAGTACAATGAAAAAAGTCTAGTTACAAAGCGTATTTACAATTATTTTTTCAGGAAGAAGTCCGAAATCGGTTTCATCCGGTTTTTCTCATTATTTATCTGCGTCAACCATTTATCAAATAACAGAGGTTTCACTTTTTTACTACAGAACGTATCTTTCCTCTTGATGAGTTCCTCTATGTCCGTCCATTTCTTTTCTAGTTCCGCGATTTCCTCTCGATGTTTCCGTATCGCCGCCGGTTTCTTCTGCAATTCCCAAATCTGTTCCAGCGCCAAGCCATAGAGTTGTTGTATCGGCGACATCAACTGATTCGTGATATAGTGTGCGTAGTCCACTTTCAAACGATTCGACGCAATGTATTCCGGCGTCTCGATTTTGTCTCCTTGCAACGCCGCGTCCGGATTGTTGAAATACAAATATTTGATTCGGTCGCCAGGTTTCGGTTTGTTTCCCGGGTCCCGTTTCCCCATTCGATCCGCCAACACTGCATGCGCGATTTGCCGCGGATTTTTGTAATAAGAACCTAAAGCCCGCGTCAACAACAATTTATCGATCGGAACATTTCCTTTCGCTAAATTCTCCAAACACATATTCAGAAAATCCATCGACTTCGCCAGATTGTTCTCGAACATCAAGATATTCAAAATTCCGCCGTAGACATCTTTCACATAGTCGCAAGAATCGCGGCGTTTGAGCGCTAGACCCATGAACTTGAGTTTCCCCTTCTTCGGATTCGTCTCGTACAACATGCCGACGTAACGTTTTTTCTTTAGCAGAATAAACGGCATCAGCGTCTTTTCGTAACTGAGCTCCATCGGCGGTTTCAAGTATCGGGTGCACAAATGCGCAGCGTCTTGTGCGATTTCGATCGTCATTTCCAGCGCTTTCTGTCCGCGAATCGGTTCGCCGGTTTTCGCATCCTGCAGGTTGAACGTGAAGAACACCGAGTCCGTGTTGTGGACCACAATGTTGCCGATACCCGCCGAGAAATGATGGTTGCCCGTCGTCAAATCGTACACGTAGTCGCCGACATGGTAAGGAATGATGTCCATTTTTTTGATTACAGATCTGCCTGCACGACCTACACCCGGGGCTATACAACCAATCGGATTACGTTCGATGTACCAAGCTCCCGTAAAATGACGAGTCACGCGATAACTTGAGGTCCAAAACCAGGAACGTTCGCGTAGACGACAAAGTTCAATCGCCGCTTCCACTTGGGTATCGTAGTATTGCTCGTCGTCGTAGTCTTTATCGTTATTATGTCGCGTGTTGGATTGATTCAAAATGAGTTTGCTATAGGGAATCTTCGGCCAAGAAGTCAATAGTTTCGTCTTGTCGATATGCACGTCATGAGGAGACACTTTGTTACCTCGGTGGTCAACCAAAGAATGGTCGTCGGTTACATCGACTACGCCCGATTGAGTCTGTACGCGGACCATCGATTTGTGTTGAGCTAGGCCGTGGCGAATGACGGTTTTCAACGGTGTCCAACCTTTTTCTGTCCAGCTATCGACATTCGTTAACGCACAGAATTCTTTTTCCTGTTTTCCGGGTTCTGCGCATTTGATCCAGCGGTCTTGACCGTATTTGGTAGCGACCGCCGAAACTTCGCAAATATCATAGTAATATTCGCGTTTTCCGTCTTTTACCATGAGGACGCGCAGGTAGACGGGTGTCCATTTCGCTACACTGTCGCCATACACGTATTCGGCTTTCGTTAACACAGGTCCATGCGATTCCGTATTGTAGACCATGTCTCCGTATACCTCTTCAATGATACGGCGGGCATAGGTAATCATCATGCGCCCCGTCGCGGTCGTGGAGGCGGCCACGTCTTGCTCGTAAAACGTCGAGGTTTTCGCCCCGCACTGCCCATAGAGGGAATTCGCCGTCACTTTATAACCTAGCTGGCGTTTGTCGAGAATATTCTGCATGAACGGGTCCGTTTCTTTTTTCGCCTGTTTCCGTGTATCACTTCGCGCCTTCAACAATTCCTCTAGGATACTCGGCATAATTCCTTTGCCTTTGTTGGTGTCCGCGTCTTGTTGCGCCCAGCGACACACTTTCTTGCCCGTCACGGTTTTCACTGCTTTTGCCGTGGCCGATTTACGGATATAGGAATATGTATCGAATTCGATATCGATGTATTGCGTGTTCGGCAAATTGTCGTATTCGTGTTCGCCCGTCTCGCGAACCAAGTTTCCCTGTAGGTCGTATTCTTTCGTCCAGACTTTGGTATCGTGAGAGAAATTCTGGCTAATCATGGAAGACGGGTAGAGCGATGCATAATCGACGCAGGCCACCGGGTTGTCCATGTACATGGAACATTTTGGAGGCAAGACGATCGCGCCCTCGTACCCTTCGTTCGCACCCGATTTCTCCAGGTCCGGCATTAATGTTTCCTTGTCTCGGCACTTCTTCGCCACATACGAAGTAAGTTTGATTCCTTGACCGCGCAAGACGAGAAACGAAATCGGCACACTGCAAATCCGCGACATCTCGACATACCCAGTCAATACATCGACCTTGCTGAATAGATGATGGACCAGATTGCAATCCTGAATACAGTACTTCGCCACTTTTGCACGATCCGTCGCCGACCCTCGCGTCAATAGGAAAATATCTTGTGGGGAAACGTCATCCTTCGCCATTCCCCAGCGAATGTTTTTTTGCGAGGCCAGTTCGCCGTAGTCGCCCGCGATCGTAATGACGTTGTACGTCGCCGAATCGACCATTATGTCCTTTTCGATATTCAAGACTTCGAATTTCTTCCCGTCGGCGTAATGGTCCGTGGAAAACCCGACGATTTCAATATGAATGTAATCTCCTATGTGAAGACCCGCCAGGTTTTTGCTGAAGAGGCGCGTCGTGCTTACCGGTGAATTTGTATCATGGACCACCTCCACGTGTTTGATGTCGTCGCTGATAAACGACGACGCCATGTTGTCCAATTTATAAGAGGCGAAATTCGTGAACTCGCGGCGCAAATACATGTACAAATCGACTTGTAACCTCCCCGCCATTTTGATGTAGCGCAAATCGTATTCGCCACTGGCCAAAGCCACTTTCGTCGACTCGATTTCGGCTTGGCCGTCTTTGTTTGTTTTACCGAATTTTTCCTTTAGACAGACATCGCCTATCCTCCTGGAAATCGCTAGAAATTCCTGGTCGCAACGGGTTTCTTGGGAACGGCGAAAGAGGAACTCGTAGTCGAAACCGAATATGTTGTATCCTATCACAATGTCCGGATTCTCTTTGACGACGAGGTCCTTCCACCTTATTAACATGTCGCGTTCCGTTTCGCAGGATTCAATCGTGGCTCCCGGGACGGGTTCGCATGACCCCACGACAAAACAGTGGTTCAAGTACGGTTCTTTTTCTCCGTAACGCAAGAAAGTCGACCCGATGAACGTCGCCTCGTCGCCTTTGAGAGGAGGAAACAACATCGTCATCGTTTCATCGATGGTTTGGATTTTTTCGTCGCGTGAAAGTTTGTCGCTAAGCAAAATATCCGACACTAACACGTCGAGTTTCTTCAAGTCCACTTTTTTATTTCTCTGTGTATCTTCTTCTAGTTCTTCCATTTCCTCCATTTCGTCGTCCGACGCGGCGTCTTCCAAATAAGATTTGGGGTCGGGTACGTGGTCAAAGTAAGAAACGATCGATAAAAGCTTGGCGCGTTCTTCGCCATCTTCCTCCATCGCTCCCATTTTCTTGGCTTTTTCAATCGGCGTCGATAGGAAAATATTTAGTCGGTTTTGAATATCCGATTTGGTGGGAGTGCGTTTCGGGTAGACCACGTCTACATCGTCGAAACGGTCGTATCCGAATGCGGCCATGATTACTTTGCGAATCAGTAGGTTGGTTCGATCCTTATCCAGCTTCGTTTGCGACAAGTAGGCATCGACCAAATTCTGCGCGAGTTTCTTGTACGTTTTGATGGGCACGGGGAAATCGCCGTGGCTACTGCTGGCTTCGATATCAAACGACATGATTTTATAGGGAACAATGGTTTCCTTTTCGGGCAAGGGGACAATGTGTTTATAGGAACATACATATTCGAAATCACACGAGGTGGTTTTTCGTTCGGGTTTCGGTTTGAATGCGCGGTTTGTATAGACCATGACCCAACCGGACGGACTGATGTTATGGATATGGAAGTAGCGAAGGATAGGTGGGATACTGGACTCGTAGATTTCCGTTTCGGTGCCTTGGAACGGGATTTTGCCTAGGCGGCGGTTGTTGGCGCGGTCATTGTAGTACCAGAGGTTTTTCAATTTGGTGAAGGCATTTTGACTCGCGAGGGTGATTTGTACGAATTTGTCCTTTTTCCCGGCACTGAAACCATAAAGTTTATGATACTGGACAATTTGCGCGGACACGACCTGTTTCTTGAACCACGGTTGGTTCATACGGCGGTACAGGGCTTCCATGAATGCAGCTACGGTGCCTTGCGTCCATTGGTCTCCGATGCGTACGAAGAAGAACGGGCGAAAATCGTCAATGGTGATGGAGGCGGTCTGACCTTGTTCATTGACTCCGAACATCTGGATCGCGAACACGCGGGGTTCGGTCGATGTTTGGTCGGACCCGGATGAAGACCCTTGGTCCGATGAACTTTGGTCGGACGATCCACTTTGACCACGCATCTGACTAACTGTGCCGTCATACATATGAAAATCAATAAGACGAAACGGTTTGCAGACGTTCATTGTTCTAGTTGGAGGCCGGGTTTGCATAAAGTGTTTAACTTAGGGTTTTTATTTGTATGAATGAAAAGTAGATGTGGGTGTGTTTATCTAATTTTCATTTTGGATTCAATTTTTATTCCCTATATAATTAATCGAACAACGAGGAAAACCACGATTTTTGGGTTCGGCGTTTGTTTGTGCGACTTTTCGTTGCAATCGAACGCTTCGACTTGATTCCCCCTTGAAAAAATCCTTTACCGAATACGGAATCGGAACCTGGGCGTTTCTCCTCCTGACGTTTTTCGGAAGGAGGCGCACCACTGCGAAACCATGCCGCCATTTCTTTCGCATCGCGGTTTCCAGTGTACTCATGCACTTGTCCTCCTGTAATCTTGAAAATATAGGGGTATGCGGAAGGCGCTACCATATTTACACCGTATTTCCGATTGATTTGGGCAATATGTTCGTCTTGTTTTTTCGAATTCACCTCTTCGTATTCCACCAAATGCATCGGCAGAATCTTTTTCATCTGTTTCCAAATCGGGTGCAGCATTTTGCAATGCCCACACCATTCGGCGTAGACATATCCTACCACAGTTTTTTCCACTGGTTTCCTGGAGGTCAGTTTTTTCGTTTTTGCCTGTTTCCGAACAGGTATATTTCTCGAGTGATATGTCCGACGTTTCATTGTTATGTTCTAAATAACAAATATTCCTATAGTATATTATTCGTATATATAATATATTATCCACTTATTATAAAAATGAACACGGCACGTATCCTATTTTTACTCTTTCTTATTCTCGGATTTATTGCAGGAGGATACGTATATTCGTTCTTAGATATTAAAAAACAGATTGAACGAATGGGAGGTATTACAGACCAGTCAAACCATGGTGAACAAAGTGATCAGTTAGCTGCCGGTAACCTAGTCGCTGGTAACCTAGTTGCGTCGGCATGTCCCGACCTCTTGATTCAACAAGGTAAATTGATTTATTTGTATAATACGAAACGACCGGAGAAAGTAGGCGAAAACCCGATTTTGTTCAACAATTTAGACGAATACATTTCCTATCGCGATTTGTCTGGAGGTGAATGCCCGATTTTGTTTTTGCAGTCGGCCTACAACACCCAGGGGAACCAAGTGTACAATGTTACGAATATCAATCCGGCTTTGCCTTTACCTGGTACAACCATAGGAAGTTTGCCTTTGACGGCGAGTGTGAGTCAACCTCCTGGACCAAAGACCGTATTGGAAGTGAAAGACGCCAGCCGCGAAAATGGATACAATCAAAACATGTACGCCGGGTTCGACCCACACAACCTCGATATAGGAAAATACACGAAGGTCGACCAAATTCATGACTCGACGATGACTGTGGCCGGTGTAACCAGCGAGAACCCGATGGACCCGAACTGGGGAGGTATCGGAGTCACGCAATCGGCAGTGGAATCTGGAAAATACGACGACAATTTAGTCGTTCCTCAGACGTATACGACACCGAAGGGAGGTGAATTCATGCCGATTCCGAATAAAGATATTCCCAAATATCCATCGAACAGTGTGATACCGAGCGTATCGGAACGCACAGGGAGAGTGGTGGGAGGCGCAGTCTAGGCGTTCATAACATCGTGTGTGGACTCGCTGTGTTTTCCCAAGTATCGTATCAGTGCCTCTCTCACATTGGACCCGAGTTTCCGCGTTTTCCCGTTCGCCGATTTCAATACTACATTGTTAAACGGACAATCGGTAGAACATTCCTCGATTACACGCAACAACGATCCTCCATAATGCGCTAATATCTCGGCTGCAGAAGCGGCACTGATTCCCGGAATTTGCGACAACATGATTTCTGCAATGTTCGTCTCTGTGATGTTTTCCTTTTTGACTTTCTTGACGAATTGACTATAGGCATTTGTATTTTCACTTGGAACCGAGTCTGTGTCTTGGATCACGTTTTGTTCGGAATTCGCAGTCTGTACATAAAATGGCCTCCTGCCTTTTTCGATATCCTTCACGATTTTACGCGACATGGCGGCCAATAAATCAGCGGTTTCTTGGACAGTGCTTGTTCGAAAAACACTAAACCCTTTGAAATACGACAGACTCGTGATGGTCGAAAAGACGAGGTTCCGTTCGGCATCGGACCGGAGTTGCGACATGAGGCCTTCCAATACATACACAATATGGTGCGGAGGTACGCCCGTGGAATGGAGCAACCGATGCGATTGTTCTTCGTAGCGCCCGTCTTTGATACTTGCGAGCAAATCTTGCAGGGTTTTCCTCTCGAACAAAACGAGTTCCTGTCCAGACGCAGAATCGACAAAGGCAATGTCGGCAATCGGCAGCGATTTGGATTCGATGTGTAGCCCATCGATGGCGTTCATTCGATTGAGTAGCGCATCTTCGCGGCAGTCAACGACGATACGTAGGGAGGACATAATAATAGTAAACTGTAAGCATTTGAATTCAACCGTTTATACGGTTGAACATAGGAAATGATAAAATAAGACTCATGTTTTTCCTATAGTGAAAAAGATGAATACAAAAAGTGATTTAACGCATGGGAATACGAGAATCGCTTCCGACCGGGCGGACCGTGTTCTTGGTGAAAATCAAGGTCTTTTGGAACCCGCTCAACTTGCAGCAATGGCCATGGACGGGGTCAATGCCGCCAATGAAAATGCTGGACCAACTGCTGCGTCCAACTTGGTAAGGAAATCCGGCTTTCTTATCCCCCCCTCCTTGGTTTCGGTTCACAATACTGCTGATAGCGGCGGTGTACTTGGAATTGGATAGAACCATTTTTTACAATAGAAAATTTATATACTACCTAAATACTTTTTTCCATGTCTATGTGAATAGTTTCACCAAAATTGAATTCGGAAAGGAACATAAATTCAACTCGGCAATACAATATACCTCCCATAGTATCGAATATTATCATTACACAATCGCTATATCATGTCTACTTTTATCAACGCAAGTGTATCCGACGACGACGTCCATGTTTTGCGCCAAGCCAATGGTGAAGAAGTCTACGTCTTTGACCCGTACAATCCCCTAAATATCGCCATTGAAAAAAATGAAATCGAGACGATTTTGCGCACGTATGGTATCGACGCACCGATCCACAACATCGAATTGTATAAACGTGCCTTTATTCATCGATCGTACATGAAACGTCCGGAAATCGAAAACCAACAAAACAATATCTCGATTGTTGCTAAACCAGATAACTGCCTCCCACTTTCGACTAAATCCAACGAACGGTTGGAATTTGTGGGCGACGGGGTGCTCGAATGTATTACTAAATACTATTTGTACCGCCGATTCCCGAAAGAGAATGAGGGGTTCATGACCGAGAAGAAGATCGAACTCGTGAAAAACGAAAGCATTGGGCGCATTGCGTCCGAGATGGGACTGAATAAATGGTTTGTCCTATCGAAACACGCGGAGCAGAAACAGACGCGCAATAACCTGAAGAAATTGGGGTGTTTGTTCGAGTCTTTTGTAGGTGCAATTTTCCTCGATTTCAACAAAATCGAAGTGTACGATAGCGAACACTGGTTTCGCGACGTATTTGTATGCGGTCCGGGGTTCCAGATGGCGCAGCTGTTCATCGAGGCCGTGTTTGAGAAACACGTGGACTGGACCAGCCTCATTAAAAACGACAACAACTATAAGAATATACTGCAAGTGATTATACAGAAGGAGTTCAAGGTGACTCCGCACTATTTAGAGCAAACCGTGTCTTCGGAAGAAGGATACCATATGGGCGTCTACTTGTGCCTGGGACAGCCCTTGCATGAAACTAGAAAAGATGACTCGATATCGATTACTCGATTCTCTAAATTCGGTGACGTACATTCCTATATGTCGATTCATAAACGGATGTTTGTGTTTTTAGGCGAAGGCAAACACAAAGTGAAGAAGAAGGCGGAACAGATTGCATGTGAACAAGCGATTTCTATATTACGTAACTTTTGATATGTGTGTGTGGTGAATCGGGTCTGTAAAATGTGTGTTTATAAATTATATACCTAGAGGATTGATTTATTACTTTTTTTATAGATGGAACCCATTCTGAATGAAAAAGAATATATCATGGACAAATTGATACGTCGGCCTACCGCAAAACCGAAACCGATTATAAACATTGCGGTCACGGTTGTGGACAAACGCGATGCGCGACCGGAAAAAATAGGTAATATACGGTTATCGCAAGATATGGCTAAAGTTGTCCAGGAGCATATCGGTCAAGTGGTGGTATCCGTCAAGTTGAATGGTCCATCGAAACCACATATTCCTCCAAAAATACGGATAGAACCACAATTTACGAACATTAAAAAGGTATTTTTGGACAAAACGGGAAAACTCGCAATTGAGCCAGAACCAGAACCAGAACCAGAACCAGAACCAGAGGTTGAACTCCCTGAAATCGAAGAAGAGGTTGAACGAGAAGAGCAAGAACAATATGAATCGGAAGAACCAAGAGAGGTCGAACAGACCAAAACGAACAAACCTCCAGCCAAAAAGGCGAATAAAAAGAAAAACGAACCGCCGCCGAAAACCACGGTTCCATCCGACGCTGTGATTCACGGTATCCGGATCGCCGACCGTATTCCGAAACCAACTGACCTGAAAAAACTAACGGTAAGAGCATCCTCTTACTACATGTCGAATCGCAAACTCTATATGCAAAAACTCGCACACTTGTTCCGCTCCTACGGACAAGAATTGTTGGACGATTCCGCCCAAGTAAGCTGCGAAAAACAAGGCTCCAATTCTTCTGGCGATCGTCAACTTTTTATTCATCAACGTATCGTGCGCGAGTACCTCAATATTTATACACCCTATCGCGGGCTCCTGTTGTATCACGGTCTCGGTTCTGGGAAGACATGTACTTCGATCGCCATCGCCGAAGGCGCAAAAACAGATAAACGCGTCTTTGTTCTTACGCCCGCCTCCCTAAAGATGAATTTTTTCAGCGAACTGAAAAAATGCGGGGATGTGTTCTATAGGAAAAATCAATTCTGGGAATTCGTTTCTACGGAAGGGAAACCGGAAAATGTGGGGATTTTGGCGGAGGCCCTCTCTATCAGCGAGAAAACGGTCAAGAAAAACAAGGGGGCTTGGTTAATGAACTTGGCGGAGACGGAACCGAATTTTTCTGAACTGATGCCGGACCAACAGAAGCAACTTGATGAACAACTCAATGAAATGATTCGCGCAAAGTATATCGATATCAACTACAACGGTCTTACGTCAAGACGTTTAGAGAAATTCATAGAAGAATATGGGAAAGCTTCTCCCTCCGGAAATCCATTTGATCACGGCGTTGTCTTGGTAGACGAAGCGCATAATTTAGTGAGCCGTATCGTGAACAGCATTTCCAAGCGCGCAACCGCGTCGGTTTCCGCGAAACTATACGAACTATTGATGAGTGCGCAAGATGTTCGTATTGTTTTCATGTCGGGTACGCCGATTATCAATTACCCGAACGAAATCGGTGTTTTGTTCAATATGTTGCGAGGATACATCAAAATGTGGAAAATACCGGTCCGATCCGGTGGTCATGGATTGACGAAAGAGAAAATCGTGGACGCGTTCCGGAAGACGGGGCTCAATACATACGACTACGTAGACTATGCGAATGACCAAATTACAATTACACGAAATCCCTATGGTTTTGTGAACAAGGAAAAATTGTCTAAAGAACGCATGGTGTATGATACGTCTAAAAAGACGAAAGTGGTTCCGGCAAAATTGTTGACGAAACAAGTGGTCAAAGGAGGAAACGACGAAGAGGCCATTGCTGGAGGAGCCATTCAATCGAATCTAGTCAAACCAAACCGTGATACGAAAAAAATCCGGCTCAAGTTGAAACCGAAGGGGAGATTATCCAAGCGAAGTGATAAGTATACGACCAAGGATACGACCAATCCTCTTTACAAAATCAACGACGGCGTACTCGTTATGAATAGTCCGGTTGAACCAGATGACGACAACGAGGTGGAATCCGGTCTGATGCAAGAATATCGGGACTATCAGTACAACCAGGGCGAATCCAATTTACACCGGGGAGGAGGATTGGGCGACCATGAGTTGGGAGAAACCAACAATATGTTCTATGGCGGGGCACCGATTGTCGATGATCGGTACGACGGTGTACATTTAGATGAACAAGGAAATATAGCGGATAATGATTTCATTGTGGCGGTCAAGCATGCACTGCAACGCGCAGGAGCCGAAATCGAGTCATCCGAAATCAAAGAAACGCGATACAAGTGTCTTCCCGACAAATACGACGATTTCATATCGGCCTTTATCGATATGGGTTCTCTCGTGTTCAAACGCGAAGATGTCCTCAAAAAACGAATTTTGGGTCTCACCTCTTATTTCCGGAGCGCGCAAGAATCGCTTCTACCGAGATTCATCGAAACTGGAAATCCAGAGTTGCCTTATTATCACATAGAAAATATTCCTATGAGCGACCACCAATTTGTCGAATACTCGCGCGTACGAGCAGAAGAAATTAGTCAAGAGGACAGTTCTAAGAAACAAAAGAAACAGAGTGTTGCAGACCAAAACCGGGAAATGTACAAGATTGCCTCCAGCTATCGTGTGTTTTCGCGCGCTTGCTGCAACTTCGCTTTCCCGACGGAAGTTGGTCGACCCATGCCTCCTAAAAAAATCGCAGGTCTAGGCGAAGAGACAGATAAACAGAAAAAGGATGAAGTGGAAATCAAAGGTGGAGCCAAACATGCGGTAAACGCGGAAGAGCTCGATAACATGATCGAGAGCAACGAAGACGACGTGCCGGACGACGGCATTGCGAAAATCATTTCCGATGAGTACGCAAAAAAACAAGCCTATGCTCTCGACACATTGTACAAAAACAAAGACGAGTATTTGGTTCGCGACAAGATTGCGGCGTTCAGTCCTAAATTTCTCCGTGTTCTTGAGAATTTGGAAAACGCGGATAATGTCGGATTGCATTTGATCTATAGTGCCTTTCGCACACTCGAAGGTATAGGCATTTTACGTCTGGTCCTCTTGGCCAACGGTTTCGAGGAATTCAAATTAGTTCGGACCTCCGATGGATGGGACCTTTTGGACTATGAGTTGACGGACATGCCGCGTTTCGTCCTCTATACCGGAACAGAATCTCCGGAGGAGAAAGAAATCATACGTAATATTTACAACTCGAATTGGGAATTCGTACCGGCGAACATTGTCGTGAAACTGAAAACGCGCCATGAAAACAACTTCATGGGTGAAGTCATCAAGACCATGATGATCACATCTTCCGGTGCTGAAGGCATTAATTTGGAAAACACGCGGTTCGTCCATATTGTGGAACCCTATTGGCACATGGTCCGTGTCGACCAAGTGGTCGGCCGCGCACGCCGTATTTGCAGCCACAAAAATCTACCGGAACATTTACGCACCATTCAAGTGTTTTTGTACATGTCGACCTTCACAGAACTACAGCGAAGCAGTGAACAAAACAAAGGAATCATGAAACACGACACGCGGCGAGTCATTGCTGAGAAGGACAAGCATCGCCAACAGCTGGGCGCACATTCCATTACGACCGACGAGTCCTTGTTCGAGACAGCCACCATGAAAAACAACTTGACGGGACAAATCCTCCGGTCCGTAAAAGAAACCTCCGTCGATTGCACGCTGTACGACGGAACGAAAGAAGGCCTCGTATGCTATAACTATGGCTACACTCGAACCAATGAATTCGGCACGTTCCCGAAATACGAGGACGATTTTGCGGTGATAGAAGGCGCCGATCAGCGCGAAGCTCAGGCTCAAATCGTCGCGAAACGTATTCAAGGAAAAGAGTATGCGTATAACCCGGAGACAAAAGAGGTCTACGACTATGCGAAATACAAGGAGGTTCCCTCCAAAAAAGTATACATTGGAAAATACGACGAAGAAACAGACCAGGTCGTATAACGTCTGATTATATGTGAAAACAACCCATATGACCAGACGTTAACCCTCTCAGGACCAACTTTAAAATTCTATATGGAGGAATGGGACAAATTCGTCATATTCCCACGTGTTTGGTCCTGAGAGGGTTAAAACCGCACCCAAAGGGGTGCTAGTTTCAAATCGTTATTGATATCTGACCACGAATAATTGAAATATTCCATTTTAATTCTTCGTTGGTACTGATGCGGTTAAGACTTTAACCAGTCACAACAAATCAGTCGAACAATAAACCATCGATTAGAACGCGCAATATGCTTCTCTATTTCTTCATTGAATGCCTCGTCCATTTTGAAATATCGTTCGCGGCAATTAATAATCGCGAAAATACATTCGTCGCGTTTTTTCTCTTTCGCCATAATACGCTGCATCACCACTTCGCGTTCCACCTGGTTCGTAATTTCTGGAAGGGTATTGTATAGGGTTTTCAACACTTGAATTGTGAACGATAGGTTCTGGGTTTCCGTGGATTCTGTATGCTGCAGTTTTTTTACCATCAAAAACACATTGGTAGAATATGTATTCGTAAATTCGTATCGAATGGATTCAGGCAAAATGAACTGGTTCGTTTCTTTGATTTCCTTTACCTCTTTTTCAATACTGTTTACCACATCGAGAAGTTGGGTTGCGTCGTCATTGAAAAACATGAACTTTCCCGAATTAAACTCGCACATCGATTCCAGCTTGTCGAATTTGTAGGCCGATGTTTTATGCGCTTGGGCTTTGGCGTCCAGTTTCAAATAGGAAATAACGGCTAGCAAAAACGCACTGAACCCGCTGAGGGAAGCCATGATTAGGTCGCCTCTTTCGAACTGACTCGATAAAAAAGAGAAAATGCTGCTCACGCATGATATGAAAATAGCGGGTAACATCAGAAAATTGAGTTGTTGTTCGCAATATGTTTTTGCCTCTGTGTACAACAGTTTTTGGCCTTTGATGTAGAGGGCCAAGATATCGAGTGCGTTGTTCGATATTCGGGTTTTACGGTCGCCTTGGTTGTTATCTATTTGTACACGTTCGCCGATTGCGTCCTCCACGTCGAAATAGGAATAAGCGGGGGACGATTTGTTCCCTTGAATACCATTTATCAACTGTTTGAATATACTGGTCGGTTTATGCGGGGCGGAGCGGTAAGGAAATGACGATAAATTGGGGGGGTCCAATATTTTTCCGGAAGTAGATGTTCCTATTTCGGGTCGGTCCGAATCCGGTTTTACGGGTGTTTGCTCAGGAGGAACGGGGGTAGATAGGACTCTTGCTCGTATCCGCGAAATCGTGCTCAGGTCTTCCAAGGTAGAGGATTCACTTTTCGGCTCCATTGTACGAAGGTAGTCTTCGTGAACACTCATCTCTTTCTCGTCGTCAATATACTTGATGGAATAGATGTGATTGCCTAAATATTTCCGAATTTTCACGAATACGTTTCCACGTGTTTCTTTGTCTGGAGGTAACAAGTAGACAATCATATTTTCATCGAATGTTTGACTGGGTGAATGAACCTCTTCTTCTATTTCATATACGTGTTCAATCCCAAGCTCCGTGTTAATTTTTTGCATTTATGTTTAGTCATAGAATTTGTCTATAGAAAAAACAATTGATTTATTCCAAGAATGAATATAAACGCGCGACAACACTTATTTTCTATATTCGATTGTTTTCACCGCAAATTAAATACAAATGAACGAGGCCAATAATGTATTGACGATCAAAACCGTCCAAATTCAGCCCATGCGCAACATGACGGCGGCGATCAAAGATATTTTGACGGATGCGACGATTACTTTCACGAAAAACGGCATGAAAATCGTAAATTTCGATAAAACACACACCATTTTAGTAAAAGTTGTGCTCTTGAACAATCGGTTTGAGTACTATAAATGCGACCCGAAACAGATTATTATTTGCGCAAACACCCTCCATTTGTCGAAAGTCATATCGACGGTGTCGAACAACGATACTCTATCCATGTACATTGAAAAAGACGATTACAATGACGGAATCGTATCCCATTTGGGGCTCCAGTACGACAACAGTCAAGTAAAACAGTGCCAGATTCAGAAGTTGCGGCTGATTGAACCCGACCAGGAAAACTTGGATATTCCCGATGTGGAATTCTCGACCATTATCAGTTTGTCGACCGCCGACTTTCAGAAGATCATTCGCGACATGTCCGGTCTTTCGGACCGCGTGGAGATCACGTCGGTAGGGAATGAACTTACGTTTTCATGCGAGGGGTCTTTCGCTAAAAGCAAAATCATTCGATCCGAATCGGACGGAAGTCTCGATTTTAAGAAGAAACCGGACGCCGCCGAAATATTCCAGGGCGAGTTCTCGCTCAAGTCGCTGACCCATTTTACCAAATGCACCCCCTTATGCTCGCATCTGGAGATGTGCATGAAGAACAATTTGCCGCTCGTGGTGAAGTACGATGTCGCTTCCTTGGGAGAAATTAAACTGTGTCTAGCGCCTCTTCCACCTGCGTAAAATTGAACTATTTTTTATTTTCCTCTTTATATTCATATTATTGAATACACCTATAGGAAAATCACTAAAAGTTGAACAACACGATTTACTGAAAATGAATGCTACCCAAATTGCTTCTGTGCACATACACCATTTGAGATCTCTATTGCAATCAAATCCGGCGGATTCGGCAGCTCTGCATGAAATGATTGGAAATTTAATGGCGGATATTCCGTATATTCATCCGAACATAACGATGCGAAATCAGCGTAGGCCAGTAGTAAGACCGTCCGTCATAGAAATTGACGCAGACTTTATGGAAATGGAACAGATAATCGAGCATATGCGTATTGAGCGTTCTTTTCGTCAAGAGATTCGACGAAAATGTTCGCGAAAATTTTCATCGAAATATACGGAGGCTCGTCTAAATGCTTCATCTGAAATGGACTGCGCCATTTGTTATGAGGTTCCCACGTTGAAACAACTATGTATGACGTCTTGTGGACATTCCTTTTGCACTCCGTGTTTTGAACGTTGGGAGGAACAATGCGTCCAACGCACCAACGCAACTTGCCCTGCGTGTCGTACCGAAAAACCGAAGCTTACTGTTTATGCACCTAGAAGACAACAAATACGTACTATACCAGTTGTATGAAGCCTTATTGTTTTGTAATCTTTTATTAATTATATTTTGTTTTTGTTTCATTTATTTTGCAAAAGGAAATGAAGAATTATGTTCATTTCCTTTTGTTATTCCGTTTTTATTTCTTATTGTATTCGACGTGTCGTATATAAAGTTATACACTCGACCATTTTGTATTGTTATAGGAATTCACCTGTATCAACTTATCCGCATTGTCTTTCCAGAACTGTATTTTCTTCTCTAAAATAATGTCTTCTTGTGATTTCGGTAGATTGGATATACTATTCGTATTCGCAGTCAGTTTCGCCAAATCTTGGGCAGACGGTTTCGGTTTTTTCCCGTAACAGTTGATACCAAATCGTATTTTCGGGTCGTCGATGTATCCTCCATTGACTCCTGGACGTCCGCACGCATTTTTCTGATTTTTGGTTTTCTGCAAATTATCCCACGTGGATTTCTGCGTCGGGAACAAGGCCATTTGACCGTCTGACCATCCGTAGTTGCACCATTCACCTCCATTGTTATACGCTGCCTCCACTTCAGGATAGGTTGCTAAACGAGCACCATAGGAGGCACATACGGTTTGCGCATCATCATAGGTATATATGTTGTTTTTGATATTGAACACCTCGTTTCCAGTGGACGAAGACGAAACCGTGGTCGAAGTCGAAACGGTGTTTCCTGTGGTTTTGCTGCTACTATTACTAGTAGTGCTCGTATCGGGTATGGAATTCAACCACTTATCGAGCATGTCCGTCAAGGAAACGCCCAATACCATACGGAAAAACACCACAATCATAGTCAGTACGAACATGATCAAGGCGGCATTTTCAATGATGGCCACGGTGAATGGTTTTTCAGCTCGGCTCATGGGGATACCGATCATGAAAATCATCAAATAGAACAACACAATGAACAACCCCACAGAGAAAAGCGTGATAGGGTTATTCACATAGTCTTTGAACGACTTATACAACTCTTTTGCGTTCTGTTTTTGTGTGGCGGCATCTTTGTAGAACAACGCGTTGACTAAATAAATAACAATGCATATGAGTGCAACCAAGTCGAACACACGAATCACCGCGTTCGACGACCCGGATCCTCCCGTCAATAGTTGAACGACAAAGTATACAACAAAATAAATGGCTAAAAACCAAATGAGCGTCATGATATTAGCTTTGGTAACGATTTGACCGTATATGTCGGATGCGGAATTTATAGACGAATTGTTGGTGTTTATGGCGACATTTCCATTAGTAGACGACATGTTTATTCTATATTATTCAAATATAATGTATATTTGGAGTTTGGTCATTCTCGTTTTCGGTAAAACAAACAATATGCGGCGTTTGTTTCTACATTCTGCACCTCGCTGGATTGCGTGTCGTTGTATTCCATCCACCTGCATTTCTTTCCATGTTCATCTATTTCGCGCGAAAAAGCGGTGTAATGGCCACCGGAAATGGAACCATAGTGATTACATACACCGAATAAGTCGTAGACATACGAGTTGGGGCGGTAGCCTTTCACATATTTCGAGAGTGTGAGATTTTCTATAGGGAATCTTACAAGGCGGTTGTTTTTATGAAATCCCGGAACAAATCGGTTGAATGTGAATACGAGGACTTTCGGGAAACACCAGAACATCGTGTTTTTAAGAACAGAGGGTTCTTTTTGACGTGTCGTTTCATTGTACCAGGCATTTTCGTTGTCTAAAGTCTCGTCTGCGCAGTATGCATCCATGCAGTCGTAGATAGTGACTTCATTGGAGGAACTGGGGGATACCTGAGCTAAAGGCAAATCCACAATGAAAAAATGTTCGGGTTTCGTCGACAAGACTTTGGAGGTGGATGGATGTCGAATTTGAGTTACAGATACACCATAGCATAAGTCGATGACTTCGGAATATTCTTTCGCATACGTCTGTTGCAGAAAACGGTAACACTCGACGGCTAAATCATCGATGTCTGATGTAGGTGTTCCATTGATTTTGATGCTGACTGGGCGTTTTATGGCTGTATGGATCGCATCTACCAAGAACAAGAGGAATTCGGACATGTCGTTTTGACCCCAACCACTGAACATTTCACGGCGTTTTCTGGTCGCGACATGGTGGACGATATTGATGAAAGGTGCGGGATTGATTACGGCAGATGGAATATCTGGGTTGATATTTTGTATGGCGTTTTGTAAATGTGTCCATGCGTGCAACAATGCGGTATCTGGGCTTGGATGAATATTTGTCGCTAGTTCTGTGTATTTTGTGGTGATAGCGCGGAATTCGGGTATTTTACGGAGAATTTGAATACACGAATTTAAATAACACGTGTTTCCTAAATTGCTGATACCAACACGTTCTCCCATCAATCAGTAAATAAATTACATATGGGTTTAATATGTAATTCTTTATGTTCCTTTTTCCGAGGCTACACGTCGTCTTGGTCATCCGTGTTGGTGTACGTTACATCGGTAGGTGTAGGCGGTATCGGTATTTCCATGGTATAGATGTAGGATGCAACATTCATATTGTTGGGCCTGGTGTCCGTGGCGGTTGGTCTGGAAAGTGCTTGTATAATATATTCCGTCAAGTCTTGCTCCAAATTGTTCACCACATCTCTGGTGTTTGTGTAGACGTTTCCATGCACAGTATTCGAATACACATTGGTGTTTCCATTCATGGGATTCACATACGTGTTTCCGCGCGTGGATGTCGAAAATACCGGTCTTCGACAAACCGGACAGTGATGTCTTCTCTGCAACCATGTCTGTAATGGTGTTTTCTTAAAATAATGGCCACACACATGTAGTCTTGCAACTTCTTCGCCCGGTACGAAGTCGTCGAATGATATGGCGCACCTCGTTTCGGACATGGATGCATCGTAGATGATTGTTTCCATGTACTGGTCCATCGTATTCGAAGTACTGGTACTGGTATTGGTATTGGTATTGGTATTGGTATTGGTATTGGTACCAAAAGTTGTAAATATGGACGGAGGAGTGGAATACCTAGTTGGTCGAGATGGAGTCGGTGTTTGAAAAATGTCGCTGTAATGGTTTCTGGGAAAAAAGAGCCCACGTATCATAGAGTCGACGCTTCGTGAATATGCCCGCGCAGTGTTTTCGTTGTTGATTTGTCCTATCATATTCAACAACTGCATGCAAATACGATAGTTCAATACAGTTTGTAACATTCTTACCGAGGATTCCTGGGCAACCGCGTTTGTGGGGTAATCCGCACTGTAGTTCAGTATTCGGTCAATGATAGGTCTGTCTGAAAAACGGTCGTTCATTTTATTTTTCCTATATACCTATATGTGTGTTTATGTGTGTTTGTGGTCGATAGGAAATATTATACAACGGAAGATGTACAACGGAACCTCTTTGGTTTCAAATCGTTACGGATATATAACCCCTGAAATCTTCCATTTTAACGTCTGGTCGTATGGGTTTTTGTCCATATGATCAGACCCATTCGGGATGACTAGACGTTAAATGGGAGACAAAATCGTTTCATCTATGTCCATGATTCGGCCAGTGAGTTGTTTTATATGGCTAGTCGCCCATGTAAATTTATCTTTTACGGAAAATGCGTCCATCATCTTTTGTGTTTCATAACCGGCTAAATGGGTTGCTCTCCGTATTTGGTCATATTGATAATAATAGATAAATGCGAAAGCGGTTATGAATAGAATGCATAGGCAGACGGTTTTCCACGAAAACCCGGATTTTTTGGACGAGGATGCATCTTGTTGCGAAAAATGAGTTTGTACCACATCGTTTGCATTGAATGCAGCTGGGAATGATGATAATGTGTCGTCGGCGTGAAATGGTGCAGCTTTATCTGAACCGGAACCCGAATCATGACGATTGAGTATTTTCTGGGCTTGAATCGAGTCAATATAAGATTTGATTTCTGGGAGGTTCGGTGTAGCCATGTGGTAATCCATCGACGTTTTGTATACCATGGGAATGACTGGTTTGACTAAAATATAGATAGGTTTGCATATTTGTTGATTCGTTTGTTTTTACCATAAATTAAATCGTCCTATAGAAACAGAAACGAAAAATGATTACGCCTCAAGAACGTTTGGACCTAAATAAATTATTGCGGCAGTCAGATGCAGCGGACAATACAGAGACGATACGCCGAATGAAACACAGTGGACCCCTGATTGAAAGCATTCGCGTCATGGAGTCACTGAAACGGTCACATAAAGACCTTCGTGCTACGGATCCTCAACAATTTTTCATTCTATGTAGCGAGAAATGCGGATTCTATTTCTCCAATTATTTAGACCTTTTCCAGCGCCAAATGAAAGACGAACTGAATTTAGCCATTATGATTCGTATGATTCGATTCATGGAATTGATTGAACAAGGACAAGTGACGCAACATGAAGCGTCGGTGATTGTGGGCAAATATTTGAAAGAACTGTATATTGATAGCGCAATACGTAGAAGTGACCATGTAGATGAACAATATGGCGTCGATTCCCAAGAGGGAGAAGCCGTAGAGGAACGCAAAATTGGATGGAGGGAATACAAGACTACCCTTGCTAAATAAATATTCAACATATCTATGTCTCTTGATTATGTAAATCATGGACTTGAATCCTCCTATGCAACCGGAAAACTCAATCGAAGGAGGCGGAACCGAGTCCGAGTCCGAGTCCTGGTCGTGGATACGTCCATGGACGTGGATAAATTTCGGTCGCTGGTCGTGGGTGATCAAGTACGGAGCTATATACATAGTATGTGTGTACACATTTTTAATCGTTTATCAAATTGTAACACCGAAAGAACCCACGGTTGAAAGGTTGAAAAACATGATGGAAAAGGACGAAAAATGGGCAGAAGTTCAGTCGGCGTATGATAGAAAGTATCGAGATGACCGAAAGGTTGCGGATGAATTGAAAACGCGGGCGAAGTCGGCGGATTTAGCCAAAACAACGTGGAAACAGAGATTGTCCGAACCGTTTGTATTCTTTTTAGATCAATTATTTGCTATATTTAATTACCTGAATGATGTGAGGACCTACCTGTTGAACGATATATGGGAATGGATACACGAAAAGGTGTCGGATTTTATTGCCCGAAGAAGCGCCAGGATTCATTAGTATAGACAAATATCCGCATATACAATATATTTTATCACGTAAATAAAAAGCATGAAATTTAGCAATCAGTTTTTGCCCCACGTCATTGTGCTTGTACTTATTATTGTTGCCGCTTTGTTATGTTTCATTCCATGTGTGGTGCCTTATGCAAAAGCATCTGCGAATTTCGCGGTCTATGAGGGTATGGATGAAATTTCAAATGAGGAAACCAATACTGGTATCGAAAAGTTGAAGCAAGAGGCGGAAAAAGGTAACGTGGCTGCAAGTGGACAAAGTGTCGCGCCTGTTACACAACCAACCACTACGGTAGAAACCTTTTTAGGTAATGGTAATACTTTTACCGGAAACTCTATTTCGGCGTCTGTAACCAGTTTCTTTGGCGGAAACACCGCAGTCCAGAGTGAATCCTTTACCCCATTGGTCTCTGCACCTGTCGGTAACTATAGTGAAGTCCTCGACCAGTTTAGCCAAGTCAGTAAGTTCGGCCAAGACGGTGTGAATGGATGCCTTTCGTCCGGTCTTTCAAACAGCAAGGGTTACTTGTGTTTGACGCCGGATTTGATCAGCGCTTTGAAGACACGCGGTGGAAATGCTCAGGGGTAAATAATGAATGACTATTTAATGTCTAGTCATATGGGTTTTGACCATATGACTAGCTCCCTTCGGGGTGTCTGGTTAGCGCAGACCATATGTATCTAGTTTGACCCCGTGGAACCAAATCCTCCTGAACCACGTTCTGAAGATGTAAGTTCGGATTCAGGTACAAGTATTGCGTAAATCGGGCACATATTCGGACTCACAAGTTGAAACAGACGCGTATCTTTTTCTATCGTGTACTCGGTTTTAGCTAGGTTTCGGACAGCCGCAATCAAATTTCCGCGGTATCCAGAATCGATGACCCCCGTATGATTCGCTAGCATCAGCGGCGTCTTCGAAATACTCGACCGTGGATATAGGAAAAATCCTGAACTGTAAGACAATCCAATTTCTTCATTGTCGACTGGCGTCTTATTGCACGCGGTTTCAATGTATTTGTCCACACTTTTTTTGCAGTAAATCAGTTCGCATTTTATACATAGATTAAGGAAAACGGTGGATATATTGTCGCCTTCAAACGTGGTCGCATTGGGTACGAACAAATCGAATCCGGCATTGGGATACTCCGACTTCTGAACGGTTTGATTGTGTTTTTCGATATGCGGTATGTATAACGTCAACAAGTGTTCGAATTGGGCGTTCGGAATTTTTTCGTCGATGGCTATCTTGAGAACTGCGTAATCACTCACCACATCGTCTTGATAAAAGGAGTTGATATATTGTTCATTTAACTCTTTTATCGACAACGGTACAGACGAAGATGAAGACATGGTGTTGAGATTGTTATATAGCCGCAGTGTGTCTTTATGTGTGTTTTTGATTCGATGAATATTGCATAGAATCAAAATTGAATGGACCTAGAGTCAATGAATTAGAACTATATATTCTATAAAAAATGACTCATAATAACATGCCGACTATGTATTTTGGTGAAGGGAAATTTGAGTTTGTGAAGTCGGCCTACAACCGAAGCATGCTATGTAGTGCCCATCGAGCCATTACGCAACTTGAACTATGGAACTGGATGCGTAATACAAATCCTGACGCGGACAAGGGTTATATGTGGTGGGCACATCTGAATATGGAGCGTATCATGTACGAGATTGAGAATGACCCAATTAAGCATAGTGGAGCTTCATTTGCACTAACGATGAGACATATGAAATACATTGCGGACCATGGATATGACGCTTACATGATGAAAATTGTGGCGAACGTGGATTTCATGTGAATGCGTTTCGTTATGAACATTGATTATATTTAGGAAAATTGGTGTATCGAGATTATATATAGTCATTATATAGCATGTCTCAAATTACACAATATAAAAAACCTCCGGAAGAAGGCTGGACCAAAGGTATCTCACTTGGTCCAAAAATATTACATCTTGAATTAGTCAAAATTATAAAAGATCATCTTACTGAAATTACAGATAAAATAAAATACTCAATCCAGAGTGCAGTACAAAACCAGGTTGCGTTACCTGCATCTATAAAAGTCGGATGTTATGATCATTTACGCAAAATGCTTGAAAGTGAGTATATTGATGCTATTATTGAAAGTTTGAAATCTGATCATACAATTATACCAGGCGTAATTCGGGAACTTAGAAATAAAAGCTTATTAAAAAGTGAGGTTACATCAGAAAATCTAAGATCTTTTTTAAAAGATACAAAAGAATGTAAAGCCAAATTAAAAGAGTTTGTTCATACAGAATCTGAGAAAGCATCTGTCTATGCACATATCGACAGTACTTGGAAACACGTTACTAGTGAGGTACCCGGAATAAAAGAAACGGCTGATAAAATTGATGTAGTTAGTGCTACTATAGTTATGTTAGTTAAAAAACTACAGGACAGACAAATGGGCGGGGGCATAGTCAGTACTATTGAATATGGTATCGAGTGTATTACATGTCTGGTTGTTCTGAATTATATATATAACTGGAATCTAAGACAAATTGATAAACAAGTTAACAGTTCAGGATTTTCAAAACCGGTTGATAGTAAACCATGGACTGATACTAATTCGATTATTAAACTCGCTAGATTTGTTGAAGATCCTTTAAAAGGATTTAATGGAGGAATGGGAACACTTTTTCCATATAATAAGCCGCTTATGGGTGGAAAAAAATCGAACAAAAAATCCAAAAGAAGTCGAAAACGACGAAATACTCGGCGTCGACGTTAACCCTCTCAGTACCAAACATGTGGGAATAGGACAAATTTTTCCCATTCCTCCAT